TCAAAGGCGATCAAGGCGACGCAGGCGCGGACGGCGAGGACGGCGTGGATGGGCTCAGCGCCTACCAGATCGCGGTCAACAACGGCTTCGTCGGCAGTGAGGCGGCGTGGCTTTTGTCGCTCAAAGGCGATCAAGGCGACGCAGGCGCGGACGGTACGATGATTCACGTAGGAACAACGCCGCCCGGCAGTCCCGCCGTCGGCGACCTCTGGCTGGACACCAACTGATATGGCCATCACATCGCGCGACCAACTGATCAACGCCCTGGCCAACAACGCCAGCCGATTCATCCTCGACAAGGCGACCGTCGCCTCTCAGGCAGCGGGTGGGTACTCGTCCATGTGGCGTGCCACGGGGCAGCCGGGGCAAGGTGCGATCCCGACGACCGCTGCCAGTCCGGACAGCACCACGCTGGGCAGCATCGGGTTTGCGAACCAGACGCCTCCCGCCAGTAGTTACCTGGCCTACCTGACGTTCGCCGGCAGCATCGCGGGTGCCACGCTCGAAATCCACGACCGCCTCGCACACATGGGCGGGCTGGTGTTCAACAGCACCAGTCCTCAGACCACGAATCTGCCGCTCCAGTTGGATACTCTCGGCGTGCCGGCGGCTCGTTACGGCGAGGCCAACTTCGGCGACGTGCAGTGGTGGCTAGAGGTCTACGGAAACGGCGGCGCAACGGCGTCCAACGCCACCGTCAACGTGACCTTCGACGACAACAGCACCGGCAACCTGGGCGTCGTGGCCGTCGGCGGCACGCTCGCAGTGGGCCGCATGATTCCTCTGGACATCCTGCGAACCTCCGCGCAGCAGGGCTTGAACATCAAGGGTATCAACTCCGTTACGCTGTCGGCGTCCACTGGCACGGCCGGCAACTTCGGATTCACTTGCACGCGCACGCGCGCGGCGCTGCCGAGCTATCTGGCCAACAAGAGCGAGGTAGGGGATTGGGCCTTCCTCGGACTGCCGGAGGTCGCCAACGACTCCTGCCTAGTGCCGGTCGTGCTGTGCATCGGTACGAGCACGGGCACGGTGCGCGGCCAAGGGAAGATCGCACATGGCTGATCGCCTGTCTGATCTGGAACGTAACCCGCGAGGCGGCTCAGACGCGTGGGACTCGGAAGCGGGCGGCGTGTTGCTTACGGCCGAGTTCTTCGGTTCGGAAAATCCCGCTGGCAGACTCAAGTTCTGGGACGGCAGTAATTGGGTCGCCAAGTTCTTGAAGTGGTGGAATGGCTCCGCGTGGCTGGCGAAGCCCTTGAAACACTGGACAGGGTCGGCCTGGGAGGCGAGTTGACGTTGGCGTAGCCTTGCGTTAGTCTGATCTCGCGACGGACCAACCTTCTCCCCAGACGACGAGCCGTTACGCAAAAACCCCCGGAGCGATCCGGGGGTTTTCTTTTGCGCTCTTGACCGTAAATCAGCCGGCGGTGAACCCTTCTCGCTTGCCGCCGTCAACGATGACCTCGCACGCGCCGTCGTACTCGCGCCATGTGTGCAAGAACATCGTACGAACGTGCGTCGTGTCGTCGCCTACGCGTACGTGGACGCGCGACTCGGTGCCCGGTATGTGCTGCACGCGGACCACCCGCAGGACGCCGTCGTGCGTGAGGATCGTGTCGCCGATGTCGGGGTCGCGGAAGATGTTGCGGGTGTAGGTTTTCATCGCTCGTCCCCATCGCCGTGCAGCGTACCGCGCGCCAGCCGGCCGCCCAGCTTCTCGACGTTCTTGCGCAGGCACGAGTCGTAGTTGCCGATCAGCACGTTGCCGTGCCAGATGGAGTCGAGCACGTGGTAGCTCTGGACGACGAAGGTCACCAGGCGCTCGCGCATGTTCTTGTTGAAGGCCAACCGCTGCTCGATGGCCCAGGCGTGCGAGTCACGGAGGTCTTTCTTGACGCGGCCCGCGATGCCGGCGGCGGTAATGCCGACGGCCCGGACTTCGATACCCAGGCTGCGGTTCTGCGACGGGCAGTAGGCGACCTTGGCTTCGCACACGATGTCGTTGAACTTGAAGCCGTAGACTTTGCACAGGCGGCAGGCGTACCACTGCGCGTCACCCAGTTCGAGGAACAACGCCTCGTTGTCCATCGCGTCGAACGCGCGCTGCAGTTCGTCAGCGGCTTCGTCGACCAGGCCCAGCGCGACGTAGGGGAGTTCGTACTGCGTCGGGTAGCGGGCGACGGTGTCGGTGAAGTCGGAGTATTCGTTGTAGAGTTGGGTGAGCATGTCAGTCTCTCTTCGGGTTGTTTTGGCGTCGACGGAGGTCGACGAGGTAAAGGGTGAGCAGGATCAGGAACGGGACCGACCACGGCCCCATCAGCCAGTCGAGGAACGTGCCGAACAGAATACCGATCAGCACGCCGAGGAAAGAAGCAAGGTATAGGAACATGTCAGTTCCCGTAGTTGAGGGGGGCGGTCCACGTCTGCGGGGACGCGTGGCGCGGCTTCGGCTCCACGCGGTCGACGTAGATGTCGAGCAGATCGGTGAAGGGGAACCCGGTGTGCGGCGTCAGGATCAGCGTGGTGCCGTCCTCGCACACCAGCACCATGCGCGTGAGGCCGTTGTCATCCTTCTCGAACGAAGCGACCACGGCGACCGTGCCATCGTCGAGACGCACGCGAGACCGATAGCCGGCCGTCTGCAACTGGCCGGCGATGTCGGTGAAGCGGAAGATGCGGTTCTTCATCGGACGCGGGGCAGAGGGCGGCGACAGGTTAATCGGGCACTTCTTGTAGTAGCGGGGCGCTGCACGGACGGCCGCGATCTTCGGATTGTTCGAGGGCGGCTTGCCGGCAACGGCGCGCGCCTTCTCGCGGGCGTGATCGAGATCAAGCTGCCACTTGTGGTACAGGTCCAGGCGTTCTTCGGCGCTCAGCATGTAGAGAAGGCTCGACAACGCCGAAGACGAATGGGCGCGGCACGCCGACGGGAAAGCGCGTGCGTCAGCCGCGACGTGCGCATGTCCGAAACGCTCGACGGCTTCGCCGGCCTTGCGCAGCAGTTGGTTGTAGGAGACGGCCTTCACGGGGCTGTTCGGGTTCACGGCTTGGCTTCCTTCTTGGCGAGAGAGGCATTGACGCAGGCGACGAAGTAGTCGTACTGCATGTGGAGTGCAACTTGGATCGACGCGGTCAGCAGGTTGGGGCGGATTTCCATCACGGATTCCTCGGGTGAAGGATCAGGTCAACGTCCACCTGGGCTTGTGCTTCTTCCCAGCGGACGCGCGAACAAACGGGCTTGGTCGGGTTGAATACCAAGGAGCCACACACGTCGCAGGCCCAGACTTTTTCCCCCTTCTTCTTGGGGGTGTCGTCTTTGCGCTGCTTGAGTCCACACTTTTCCACGGTTCTCTCCCTGACGGAAATGACGTTACACGGTTTGCGACGTGGCCGCAACTACTTCTTGAACGGGGGTCCGGGCCTGTTCTGGCCGCCCTTCTTGTCCGGCTTCCGGGCGAGGCGTCGCACGTCCCGTTCCCCTGCGGCCAGACGCTTCGTGAGCAGATGCTCCGCCGTGTTGGGCAAGAACACCTTGATCTGGCCCAGCGTAGCGTCCTTGAGGACGATAACGCCGTCCATCGTCAGCGTGTACTTCTTAGGCGGGCTGCGGTCGCTGACGGGCTTACGGCCGCACGTGAGGCTACGGGCCTTGGCGGCGCTGAGCGGCTTATCGGTCACGGTCTGCTCCTTGGGCGGGGGTGGGTGTAGAGCTTGGTGCCGATGGGCAGGCTGGTTCCCGGCTTCACCTGTACCTGCAACTCCATGAAGTTTCCGCTGCCGTAGGTGTCGCCACGCAGGCACACCGTAGCCACCGCATCCCCCTGCCCGCCGGACTCGGGCGGGGTGCGACGGTACGGGTTGACTCGCGCAGGCTCGACTTTGGCGTCAAATCCAGCGATCCCGATATTCGCTTCACTCATGCGTTCGTCGTCTACTCCGGACCTATAGCCCTCGGCCCATGCTTTTTCGCTCTGCACGGCGTACTCACCACGCTCACCAACGGGTGCGCCGCATGTCCCGCAACTCTTACCGCCCGCAGGCTGGGCGCGGAGGGCGGCGCAACGTTCGCGAGCAATGGCCCGACGATACGCGGCCTTGTTGTGCCTGCCGCTAGCCACGCCGGCAGCTTCATGCAGCGCCTTGTTGGCCGCCTCGATTGATTCGCGCTCCGCTTCGGTCTTTGCATAGCCCGGATTGGTCCACTTTTGCGCGAGTAGGCTGGAACGCTTATCGCGCTCGCGGTCGGCCTCGTCGTGTTCAATCTCCGCTTCATAAAGTTCTCGGCCGGCTTCCGCCCAACCACCAACCACCCCACGCCCGCCCGTATCGGAGGCGAGGGCGGCGAGGGCGTAGTGCGGGCGCGAGTCCCAGGCCGCCCATGCGTCCGCAACATCGCCAACGGTGTGCCAGACAATATGCCCGCAATCGCTGATGCCTTCGTCCAGCCAGCGGTTGAAGTCGGCGTCAGGGAATCGCGCCCGGTCGGCTTCGCGGTCACGCGGCTTGTCCGCAGCTTGCCCGCCAGCCAACTCATCGCGCAGGACTATCGCTGCCTGCCCAAGCTTCTTGACGATCACATCCTCGATCAGCGGGACTATCGCGCTGTGAACAAACGCCTGGATGGCACGGCGCTGATCTTCAGTCACGTTCTGCGGCAACTCCGGCAACCCCTGTTCCTTCGTATCACCCGTGGCGGACATCACCAGGTCCTCGTGCCGAAGCGGCCTTCTTCCGTGGTGCCCGAGGCGAACGGGCCGTCGGCGGTCGACGGGTCGATGGCCTTGTCAGCGGCGTCGATCACGATGCCAGTGACGGGGGCGTAAGTGTCAAGCAAACCGAAGTCCTCGCCGTCGTGCGTGCCGTCGCGGCGCTCGTCGTAACCTTCGGCCCACGGGCCATCCTCTTCGCCGGGGCCTTCGTGGTCCGGATCATCAGCGACGAACATCGCGGGCTCCGGCATCGCCTCTTCGGAGTCGGCATCGGGCAGACGGTGCGGCAGGCCCGACAGCGGAAGCCCCTGGCCTTCGCGCCACTCCTGGGCGTCTTGCTTGAGCAGTTCGCTCCCCTGCTGCAGCAGTTCTTCCTGCGACGAGGCCGGGCGCGTGTTGCCGCCGACCGGAGGCAAAGCGTAGGCGTCGCGCACTTCCTTGATGATCGACAGAGCGTGTTCCGTGGTAATGCGGACGCCGACGAACACGGCGACGCCGACGAACAGGGTGTGCAGGAGCAGGAAGATCACGACGTGCTGGTTCGCCCACGGCAGTTCGCGCGTGGCGAATCCCAGGCCGAAGAAGTTGATGACGATGGTGGAGGCGAGCAGCAGGAGGATGCGCGGGCCGAAGTCGAGGTTCTTGAAGAAAGCGATCATTGGTGTTCTCCGAGGGTCAGGTGTGTGCTTGGGTGGCTTGCACGTTGAAGAAGGAAGAAAGGTTGTCGAGTTCAGCGAGGATGTCGGCGGTCGGGTTGTCGTCGAAAGCCTGGGCGTCGGTGCAGAGCTTCTTGATCGTGGCCAGAGACGCGTGGGTCTTCCAAGCGTGGCGTCGCCGGGCACGCATCAGGTTGAACTCGTACAGCGCCGAAGTCGCCCACTTGCCGGCGGTGATCACCGGCAGCACGGTGTCTTTCATCTCGATAGCCGCGATGGCCTCGTGGACGGTCCAGTGCGCCATCATGCCGACCGGCATCGCGGGCTCGTCGAACTCGTCGAAGATCACGAAGACCCGCGTGTTGGTGAAGCCGTAGGCGTCCTGGCCGCTGGCAACCCAGTCCTTGTCGTCGGTCTGGATGATGCGGTAGCCGCGATACTCGATCTCTTGGATGATGTTCGACGGGATCGAGACCTTCACCTTGCGGGCCTGGTAGTTGTCGGCCATGTCAGCGCCCCTTGTTCTTGACGCGGGACTTGCCGGCGGCCTTGTTCTTCTTGCGGTTCGCGCGCTTGGCCTTCACCTGTTCGGGCGTCAGGCCCTTGGTGCGTCCGGTGTAGCGGGGGAACGAACTGCGCCGACGCTCTTCGACGGGCTCGTTGACTCCTGCCGTCGCGCCGATAACCATCGTCAGCGCAGCAGCGAGTAGACCTCTGTTCAAGTGCATGGGTTGCTCCGGTCAGTTGATGGTGATGTTGTCGCCGTTGTCATCGGGGATGTAGATGTCCGGGTTCTCGGGCTCGTTGTCGGCGTACAGGTTGTCGCGCAGATCGGCCATGTCAGGCGAATCGACCGACACGTCGACCACGGACTCGATCACCGAGTTGTCGACGGCGTTGCGGTTGTCGATGCCTTCGAGGTACGGATCGCGAGTCATGCCGCCTGCGATGTCGCGCATCGGCGGCGCGGGTTTCGGCTTGCGAACACGAGGCTTCGCAGCCTTGAGGGCATCGCGCACTGCGTCGTCTGCGTTTGGCCCGTGACGCGCCGTGGGGCCTTTGGCCTTCCTCGGCTTAGCCTTTGAAGCGGCTACCAGTGCGCGGGTGATCGCGCTCGGTACGTGTTTCTTGGCCGGCGGGAGGTCCTTGGCGAGGTACACGGCCTTGAACTCGAAGCCCAGCTTCTTGAGCGCCTTCGCCGGCACCACCGACTTTGGCTTGTTGCGGGCGGCCGACAACTGGGACAGGGTGATGCCCAGCTTCTTCGCGGCCTCCTTGTAGGTCTCGAACTTGTCGCAGAACGCCTCAAGGGCGGCTCCGACTTCCTTTCGATCAACGATGCGCATGCGGTTACCTCGGGTTGCGGTGGGGTGAGAAGACTTATATCACGGAGTTGCGGCGGCGTCGACAGGCCGAGAATGGAACCAGAACATATACCGTCCGTCGAGGCTGCGCCCTTGGTAGCCGAAGTCGACGAGGGAGCAGGACCAAGGGTTAGGGCCCCACGTGAAGCGTGCAGAGCCGACACCCTTGCCGCTCGCTGTTACCGTGTCGCCGTCGACCGAGAGCACGGTCATGTGCGCGAAAACGCGGTACTTGCGCCGGTGCGTCTGCCCGCTAGGAGAGAGGGTCACATCGACCACGTCGCCCGGCTGCAGCTTGGCCGGTGACTCGCGGCGTGGCGCTCGGTAAGGCGATTGGCTGGTCATCTGCGGCCTCTCTTCTTGTCGCGCTCTTTCAGGTAGTCAAACATCGCCTGGCACAACTCCGTGCCGTGTTCCTTCTCGAACGCGTTGAGTTGTATCCGCGCGAGGTTTCGAGCGTAGCCAAGCTGCACCCCTGGCGCGCTAGCCGCTTTCGTCAGCTTGTCGAACTCTGCCAGTTGCACGGGCGTCCAGGGTTTCATGGTGCCCACCCCACGATCCACCGCAGGAACAGTAGGAACAGCGCGCCCCAACCGGCGAAGAACAACAGCACGCCAGTCGCCGCCGCCGCGTAGGCTCCATTATTGCCTTCGTCGATTACCAGCGCGACCAGGGACATCAGCAGGCCGACGATGATGCAGATGATAGCCGTAGCCGTGATCATGCGACGCTCCAGGTGGCGCGCACTTCACGCGCCAAGGCAGGGACATCGACGAGGTCGGGCAGCGGCGGTGCGATGCCGTTGATCGTAGCGCGGCTTTGCCAGAAGGCGCGGGCGGCGGCTTCTGCAGCTTCCAGGCCGTCGCCCGTGGGCGAGATGCCTATGCCGTTGAGAACGGGCCAGTTCATAGTGGTTTCTCCGGGTAACGGTTTCGTTGGGATTTCTGGTCAAGGCGCTGTTTTATCTCGCGGGCTTCTTGGATCACGAAGCCCAACGCGACCGCGACTATCGCGAGTAAAGGCGCGGCGAAGACCAACCAACCAAAGCGCCGCGCCCAGGAGAGAAAGGGTAGCGAGGGGCACCAGTAGGCCCAGCAGCATCCGGCCGACCGCGTGCAGGACCGCTCGCGCCCAGTTCATTTACGCGTCCTCCTTCTGCTTACCCAGTTCGCCCATCAGCACGATCTTCGCGGTGCCGATGTTCTTGACGATCCCGGTGATGGTGTCGCAGGCGTCGTTCGTGTTGTTGTAGCCCTCGCTCTGCGCGACGACCTGGCCGTTGGGGTGACGGATGCGGAAGTAGGTCTGCGTGCGCTGGCCCTTCTTCGGCTTACCGAGGAACACTTCAAAGCTGTACTGCTGAGGCATGGTGATTCTCCTTGGGTGGTGGATCAGATCGCTTCGGGAAGTTCGGACGTTCCGAAGCGGTGTTTGACGAGCACGGTGCGCTGCGTCGGCTTCGCCCGCCAGTAATACGCACCCGGCTTGTGCCCAGACGGGCGAACGTCGTCGCCGTTCTTCTTGTGCTTGCGGGCGCTCTTGGCGTGGCAGAGGCGAAAACCCCTGGCCTGCATCGCGACGCGTTCCATCTCGAACTGCAGGTCCTTGTACTGGTCTGCGTTCTTGACGTTGCGCCACGCCTCGGGGACGCCCGACTCCGCGCCGGCCGAGAGGCGGGCCGTCTTCTCTTCGGTGCGGTCGGTGGCCGGGATGCACTGGCCGCGCGACAGGATCGCCGGCACTTCGTTGTCCTTGATGCCAACGGGGCCGCCGGTCGCGAAGCCCGACTTGCCGGCACCCTTCGGCAGCATGTATTCGCCGTGCGCCACGTGGACCGCGCCTCGGGCGATCAGGTTGGCGTGGATCGCTTCGATCATCTCTTCGGCCTTTCCCTCTTGCAGCAGGAGTTGCGCCGCGCAACCGGAGATGCGCGGCTTGTCGGGGTCTTCCGCACGCTTGATCTTCTCGATCTTGTCTCGCAAGGCCAGCGTCTCGGGCGTGTCTTCTCCCTCGCCGAAGATCGCCACGATCTCCCGCTCCACTTCGACCAGGTAGGCGGTGAGCGCGGCCTGCGGATCGGTGCAGCCGTTCGGCACGTCGGCGACGCGGTGACACACGTGGTCGCTGCCGCCGACATCTACGACCACGCGTGCGCCGTTGGCTTCCGTTTTGACTTTGGTGCCGGGCCACGACGACGGGGACAGCGTGTTGGCCTTGATGGTGCGGTCCTTGGCAACGTAGATCAGGTTGCCGTTGGGTGTGCGGTAGATGCCAGCTTTCATGTTGTTCTCCGGGTCAGTGGCGGGTGGCGTCGCTGTGATCGTGGACCGAGAAGACGCCGTCGCTGTAATTCGGGTCGTCGCTCTTCTCCATGTGCCCGGCGTACTCGGTGATCACGTGGATCAGCGCGTACGCCCAGTAGCGGGCGTGGTTCTTCTGGCCGGTCTTTTCGTCGATGCGCGGCAGGACCGGCGTCACGACTTCCTCGTCGATGCGGCGGGCCACGTCGTGCAGTTCGGCCTCGCCCATGATCTCGGCGGCCTTGGTCAGGTCTTGCTCGGTGAAGATGTCGCCGATGCTAATGGTCTTGTTCATTCGGGTGTCCGGGTCAGGGTTGATCAGTCTTCGTTTTCGTCGTCGTCTTCGGAAGGCGCGCAATCACTGCACTTCTGGTCATCGTTGAGTTCGTGAGTCTCGTACCACCAGATGCAGTCTTCGCACACCATCGTCATGTCGTCGAGTTCGTGCAGCAGCGTGGTGTCGAAGTCGGTGAGGCTTACGTCTTCGCCGAACTCTCCCTCCAACGCGGCGTCGAGCGATTGGCACGTGCCGGTCAGATACTCGGCGACTGCTCGCATCTTGGCGCTGTTCTCTTCGTTGTGCGGGATCGTCGGCATGGTGCGCTCCAGGGTGGTACGCGCTTACACAGTGGGCGAAACGGTTGGGTCAAACGGAATCGCATCGACGTAGCGAACGGGTCCGAGGTATTCGCCTTTCGGGTACACGATCTGCAACAGGTCGAACGCTTCCTGCGGTTCGATCTTGAGGACGCGCGCTACCCCGTACACAAACGAAGGGCCGTAGACGATCCGCAATCCTTTGCTCGGCGGGGCCTTGAACTGCAGCAGTTCCTCCCTGATCCAGTCGAGCACTCCAACGTCTACCTTCCTACCCGCTCGATCTTCCCAGGTGGACACGACAGGCAGGTCCGGCTCGTACTTGCTGCTGAGAATCCGCTCCACTTCCGCTGGCATCGTCGGCTGCAGGTCGTCACCGTATTGCACCGGCAACGTGCGGCGGGGGGAACGGGCTCTTCTGGTCGCGGTGCTTCGCCATCACTCAACCACCACGCGGTACTCCAACGCCCGGAAGTCCGAACGCAGAAGTTCGTCGCACACGGGGATTCGCGACAAGCGGTCTCCGGAGTGCCCGCTCCGGTTCCAGTCTCCGGATGCACCCATCAGCGGTGTGCGCAACCGACACTCGATGGCCTTGTGGGCGTCTCGCGCAGCGCGCAGTTCTTCAAAACTGGTGATCGCCTGGTAGATCGGGCGGCGTACGGGCTCGAACATGGAAATCTCCGGTCAGGGAATTAGGGTGGTACGGCCTTTTCAAAATCGCCTAAACGTCAGGGTCAAACATTTTCACGTTTGCGGCCTGAGCGCAAGTGCCTTACGAAATCCGGGTGAGCACCACGACCAACATGATGCCGGTCTTGTCGTCGGTCACGAACGTCCCGCTCTCGGTGCGGTACTCACGCATGTCCAGGCCGTCGCCGTCGGCCATCACCCGCTGGACGTAGGAGCCCAGCGTCGAGCGCATCGTGACGGCGGCGGCCTTGATGTCGTCGCCACCGTGGGCGGGGTTGCCGACCTCGAACCGTTGCGTGACGCTGATCGACTCGCCGGGCTGCAGCCGGTCGATCTGTTCCGTGGTCGAGCCGGTGACGCGGCCTCGGCGGGGCTGGTTTGCGGTCTTGACCGTCTTCTTGCCGGGGGTCTTGCTGTGCATCCGAAGTCCTTGGTGTGTGGGTTGAGAGGTTGTGCCTGACGTAATGTACGCCAGTTTGCGACGTTGTCAACAACTTTCTTCGCTCGCGCCAGGCGGGGTCTCGCCAGGGTCCCGAAGTCCAGAGGTCTCGCGGCACCCCCGAAGTCCCGTGCGCCCAGGGCGAGCGACGTTTTGCGTCCGCGTCGCAAGCCCCCAGGGAGGGGTCTCGCGAGGTCGCCGAAGTCCGCCCGGTGCCAGGGGTCTTGGGGGTCTTGCGAAGTCCCCGAAGTCCCGCCTACTGAGCGCCAGGGCGCGGGCTACTGAGGCCCCAGGCCAGGCGGGGTTGCATCCAGGGCGCAACCGAAACCGGGATGTTTCACGAACTACACCTGTAGTTGTTCCACGGTTCCACAGGTGAATGTTTCACGATCACCGCGACACGCCTATATGTGTCCGGTTTCCGGCCACGTCGCAACGCGCGCGCGCCTGCCGTCCGGGGTGTGCCCGTCTAGGCTCAAGGCGCGGCCCGTGGTCGCGGCCAAGCGTTGCCCGTGGGCGTCCGCGCGTGTCGGGCTATCGGCCTGCCGTGGGCCGCGCGGGGTGCCTTCCTTCGCTCCTGGTAATCGTGTGCCTGACCTATTGGCAGGCAATCCCGCCTTGCGCGGTTTGCCCGTGGCGGGGTGTCGGGCTAGGGGTGTGCCGCCTGGGCGGGCCTGCCTGACCTATCGCTAGGCACTAGAAAACAAGGGGTTTCCGGTCTTCCTAAACGGGGGTTAAATAGCGCCTAACGCAATGCTTGACACCCTAGGGCCTGCCGTGAGAATGTTTCCCCACCAAAGGGGACCGGCCAGCACGGCGGCCCCAATCACTCAAGGAGACCGCGCCATGTTTCACTTCATCGCCGCTTTTCTCGCCGAACACTTCCCGCAGCAAGCCGCGCTCGTTGTGGCGCGTTGCGACGTTGGCACGCGTGCCAAGGGCGGCACGTGGCGCGAGCGTCTTAACCGCGCGGTCTTCGCTTCCCCGTCCCGCGTCACGTTTGAATCGCCCGCGATTGCGGCCAAGCGTGAATTGTCCGCGCGTCGCATCCGTTGCGAAGTCTTCGCCGACAATAGCGGCATCACGGGTAAGGCGATTTTCTAATGCGCCGCATCCGGTTTGATCTAATCGAAATTCTTATCGCGTTCGTCGCGGTCGCCTTCCTGTATCTCACCAATGGAGCGTTTTGACATGAAAAACTTTGCCGCTTTCCAAGCCACGCGTCGCCACGTTCCCGACCTGCTGGAATTCTCCAAGGTGTCGGGCTTCGATTACTGCGCGGGCCTTGAAGACCGCACGGAGCCACAAGCCGGTTTTGTGTACGATGACGGGAGTCTCTACATTGAAGACAACGGCGAGACGGTTTATCTGCTGCTGGGCCGTGAAGATTGGATCATGCCGCGCGCCCGCCTTGCAGAATTGGAACTCCACCTGTACGCATGGGCGTCGTGCGAGTTCTACCACGATGCCAAGCCGGAAGACGCGGACGCGGCACAAATCGCGGTCACGTTCGCGCGCGTGCTGCAAGAATGGCTCACGCCTTCCGAATGGCAGGAAATGCGCGCATTGAACGCGGCCGAACCGGGCCGCAATGCGGAACACGAGTACTGCGACGCGAACATGGCGATGGCCGCCGCGTTTAAGCATGAAGGCAAGGAGGCGTTGCCCGACCTTGAAGCCGGCATGACGGATGCGGCCGTGGAACTTTGGAATAAGGCGTGGGACATGGCTAACCCGCTCCTTGGCGGCCCGGTCGCAGAATCGGAGCCGGACCTTGTCGCGGAATACGTCGCCTATTGTGACGGGCACGGACTGCCGGCCATGTCCGCAGATGAATTGTCTGTGATCCTCACGGGCGAACAGCGGGCCGTACACGGTGTATGGCTCGGCGAGTTCATCACGCGTTGGGACGCGATGCGGGAGCGTACGGCGTGAATACTGAAACCAAGCTCGCAAACGCGTTGCGCGCCATTGTCGGCGACGTAGACAAGCCGGGCGGCACAATTCGCAGTGTTCGTGCCGTGTCTATCATCGCGGCCCGTGAAGCGTTGGCAGACTTCAACGCGCAGCAAGAAGCGAAGCGCGAACATCTGCGCGCGTTGATCATCCGCGACGCGGAAATTTGCGAACGCGCGATGATTGCGGCCGACGGCCTGCCGCCTGCCGCGCGCTACATTTCAGCTATCGCGGTCGCCGAAGAGGCTAGCGCGTCCGCTTTCTTTTCCGCTCGGCAATTGGAGACCGTGAAGTGACCCAGCGAGACCTTGACGCCTGTTTCATCCTCACTGGTGCCGCGTTTCTTGTGGCGGTCGCGGCAGTGAGCGGCATTTACAAGTTCATAGGCCCGGCCGGTTTGATTGCGGCTGGCGTTTTCTACGCGGTCGCTACGCTGTCCGCTTTCTATTTCCGTCATCGCTAACCCTTCCTGACCGGAGAATAACAAATGAACAATACCAACGTCGCCCACCTTTGGGCCGCACAATCCCGCAACGCGGCACGCGGTTCTAACTTCTACTTTGAAGGCCCTGTAATCTATTCCTACGGGCCGCATTTCCCAATCGCACACATGATGCCGGAAGGCGTTTATGCCAACGTGGGAGCCGCTCCCGGCCCGTTCCGGACCATGCATGTGTGCCTGTTCACTACGGACACCTATTCCAACGCGACCGCCAAACATTTGAACTACGCAAGGCATGCCATTCCGGACAACGTTTACATTTTCAACGTGCCCGACGTGCTGGCGGAGGAGGCGGACGCCCACGCGCGCAACGTCGCCGACATGCTCACGCGTCGCGATGCTGCAATCGTGAAAGCCTCCCGCGCGCGCAGTAATGCCGCGTGGCTGCTGGATGTAGCGGAAACACTCGCCCACGGTGCGCGCGTTTACGCGCAGACTTTCAATCTTCCCGCGCCCGTGATCGAGCCGGTAACCCCCGCGCTACTCGCCGAAGCGAAAGCCAAGGCCGACAAGGCAAGCAAGGAGCGAGCGAAAGAATCGGCCGCGCGCAAGGCCGAACGCGCGGAACGTACGCGCCTGGAATCCTTGGACTATGCCGCCAAGGAGGCCGCATGGCTCAGTGGCGCGGCCGTTACGCTTCCGTATCGCGCGGGCGCGGTCACGCTGCTACGCGTGAAAGGCGGCATGATCGAGACATCGCGCGGCGCGTCCGTGCCTGTTTCCGTTGCGCCTGGTTTGTGGCAGGCCGCGTGCAATTGCAGGCGCAAGGGTGAAGCGTTGCAGTCCGTGAGCACGGAACGCGGCTCCGGCTTCGCTTCCGTGGGTGACTTCACCTTGCGGGAGATTCGCGCGGACGGCGGTTTGGTCGTGGGCTGTCACGTGCTGGAATTCTCCGAGCTTGCGCGCATCGCGCCCACGTTCGGCCTGCCTGAATACAAGGAGGCGTGATCATGGCTGCTAACGAAAAATGCGAACGCCTGGAAATCGAACACAACGCCCATACGTGTGAGCGGATGTTTAACTGCTGCGATTGTGGAGGCCACGATTGTGGATGTCGGTATTGCTGGTCCTGCAACGCGTGCGACGCGTGCAAAGACGAAGACGGAGAATGACCATGCAAGACCATACGTTTACCTATCTTGGCTTGACCTTCCTCCTGACTTCGGAACAGGACACGGACCACGGGGCACCCTGGGAAGAGGAAGACGGGCACGGGCCCGTTCGTGAACTTTGCCGCGCGGGCTACTCAAGCAACGGGCACTATCGCAACATGGGCAAAGGTCCGGGGGAGATTGCCTTTTCAAGCGGTGAACGCTACGCGACGATCTACGCGTATGACGTTCAGGCCGCGACGAAGACCGCGCGCGCGGAATGGGGTTTGTCGGATGACAAACTAGCCGCACTGCGGGAGCGTATCGCAGAAAAGGCGATGTTCTTGGACGCGCGCACGCGCAACAATGCCGGAGGCAAGTTCATTCCGCGCCCGGTTTCCGAATTCATGCGGGAGCCCACGAAAGGCGAGATTGCGGCCGAAGCGGCCCGCCTGGACTTCGAGCACGTGCGCGGCTGGGTTCGCGATGAATGGGCCTATCACTGCCTCAAGGTTGAATTGTGCGACGTGGACGGGGAGACGGTAGACGGGGAAGCGGAATACCTTGGCGGGGTTTGCTACTCGGATAACGACACGCCCGAAAGCATCGCGGCCGAATATGGCGAAGACATGGCACACGAACTTGCCTCACGCTTCGGCCTGGTCACGGCATGGCGCAATGGCAAGCCTTCGCGCGCCAACAATCGAAAGTTCATCACGCAAGGCGCGGCCCGCATCCGCGTCCGCGACTAATCGAGGATCAAGCAATGGCTGATTATCGTTATTCCGCTTTTGGTCCCGACGTTGTCACTCGCTCGATTCACACGGGAGACATAAAGGAGCGTGTCGCGACCTGTTCCACGCGTACCAACGCGCAGCGGATGGCCGCACGCATGCAACGCGCCCTGGAGGATTCTTTCCTCTGGCGGGTTGAAGTTACCGACACCTACGGCGGGGAGGCTAACTACGCGTGGGTGAGGCGTTACGCGTTCCGCGCGCCTAAGAAGGCCAGTGATCGGGAAATCATGCGCCGCGCGAAAGCGTTGGCAGGCTATACCGGAGTCAAGGGTCGCTCGGATGACTTCGGGGACGCGTTGGAATTCCGGCCGCGTGGTGATTGCGTGGTGATGTTCGTTAACCTGGAGAATGAAGCATGAAAGCCACAAGCGTTTACACCTACCGTTTCTGTGACTCAGTGGCCGTTGCTTTCCTTGGCTGCGATGGTGATACGCAATACCTGACCGCCAAGGAAGCGCGCAGCCTGGCACGCGCACTGCATGCAGGCGCGCGTTCAATCGAGCGTGAGAAGTTCGCGCAATCGAACGTCCCTATCACGACTATCCCCCTGACCGGAGGCAAGTGAACATGGCCACTAAGAAGACACCTAAGAAAATCGGCAAGCGCGAAGCCGCGCGCGTTGTCTATGTCGCCTGCAATCGCGGCGTCATGGGGCAGAATTACCGAATCGTTTTTCTGCCGTGCGCGGCCCTTGCCGATTATTGGCCGCTGTCAGACCTGACCTTTGACAAGTTCAGGGCCGCGCAAAACGTGGTCAACGGTGTGCGCGCGGCCCTGGTCGGGGGTAAGTGATGACTCCCGACGAATTCGCTACCCACGTAGTCAAGCAATCGCGCGGCACATGGCTTAACGGCACCTTTGACGTTGAAGGCGTTGGCCCTATCGGGATCAAGGCGTTCAATAACTACATCCAACGCATGCAGTGGTCTGGCCTCGTGGATGGGGGCGACTTCAACACACAACGCGCGATGAAGAATTGGATACTGAGCCGCTTGGAGGCCAAGCGATGAACGCCTTTATGGTCTTCCTGTTCCGTGTGTCTGCCGTGATCCTGCTAGGCCCGCCTATCGTGGTGACCTTGTCCAAGGGGGACATGCCGGGCGCGGCCTTGCTGGTGATCTTCCTACTTGTGGTGATCGTGGCGGCAGGCTCAAGCGAGACGGCCTAGCCCGTGGATCGAGCCCGCCTAGACGCCTAGGCCATGCGCTACCCTTCAACCCCGCCCACGTGGCGGGGTTTTTGTTTGTCCGCTCCCCTGCCCTACGTGGGCCGCCTAGTGGCTATGCCTAGGCCCTTGAATGGGGGCAACGTCCTGTGATACGCGCGGGCGCGTTACGCGTGCGCATTGCGTGCGCGCATTGGCCTTGAATCCGTAAGCCTCCCCTACCCCAGCCCGCGCCCCTTCCTGCCTGTATGGCGGGTTGGCTGCGTGTGCCTGTGTGCCTGCCCTAGCGTGTGCCCGTGTGCCTTGCCTGCCCCTATGCGTGGGCGTGCATGGGCGTGCATGCGTGTGCCTGTGCCTATGTCATGCGGTCACCTGGTGAGCGGGGAAGGGGTGCGCGGGGTGCCTGTCTTTGTGTCATGCGTGAGTGAGAATGGGTCCCTCTGGCCTGGGGGGTGGTGTCCGGGGGTGGCGCTGAGCCCGGTTTCCCGCAATTTTCCTGGCTTCTGGGCCGCCCCTAGCTCGTATGCCCGCGTATCTACACCTGACCCACCCCGATCCCCGGATAATCCGACCTAGGCTCAGAGCCGCGCCGGCAAAGGCTCTCCGGCCGCGCGAGGTCGACGGGCCCTCCTGCAGCGGGGGGCAGAAATACCGACTCAAGGCAAGTTTGAAAAATATTGTTGCCTCACTATTGCCTAAGCATTGCCTCGACTCTTGCATTGAGTCGCCAACCCACTGAGCGGGTTGAAGAATTTTCAAAATAATAATTCAGTCAAAGCAAATGGCAATATCCTGGCGGCGGCTCTGGAAGAATATGCCCGTGCGATCTTATGTTCCGAAAGTGAATACATATACATAAAGTCATGCAGATAGGTTATATACCTTCCTCCCGTATGTGCGTATCAAGTAATGTTTCGTTGTTCTAGATATATTAGTTATAATTTACACATATAAATCAAACACTTAGAGAGTCAAGGCAACAGTCAAGGCAAGGCTTAGGCAACATCGAGGCAAACTAGATTTGACAATTTGCCTCGACCCCCTATATTCTGGCTCCGCCGAGCGCTTTTCTCGCTGACGACTTTTTGGAGGAACACCCCGTGACCAAGCCCCGTCTGTACTACGCAAACCAGCTTCTAGGCACGCAGCGCCAACAGCAGGCCGCCGACCGGCTCCTGGGCTTGCTGACGCTCAAGCAAGTCCTCAACGGCGTCCGCACGTCGTTCCTCGCCTTCAAGTGGGGCCGGGCGGGGTCAGCGGTCTACGGCCTTTCCAATCGCGCGCGGGGCATGGTCTACCAGCGATCTCAGAAGGTGCAGGACCTCTACGCGGAATACGCGCTCGACGCTGCGCTACTCCCGGTCCAGATCATCCGCGAGAACTTCGCCAAGTACGGCGCGGTCATCGACCAGGTCGAGGCCGAACTCGTGCGGGACCTCAACGACAAACGCGTCGAGGCGTTGATCCGCCAGATGTTCAACGATGAACCCGAAGCGGTTTACTGTTCGCACCGCTCTCCGGATCGCAAGCGTGCGGCTTTCGAGGCAGGCGTGAAGCGTGGCCCCGGTCGCCCGGCTGGCAGCAAGAACAAGCCGAAGGAACCACCGCGCCCTGAGAGCGAAGCATGGCCGATGCCCGACGGCTTCTCCTTCTCGCCTACCAGGCCGAAGGCGGTGATCGACGCGTTGAACAAGGCCGTAGACCCGGAAAGCGAGTGGAGTTGACACGGGTTGCGGAGCCGTCGTAATCTGCACTCGAACGGCGGGCCCAGGGATGTACGCCTTGGTAGGTGCTGAAAGGGCGCAAGCGAACGGCAAGGCCGCGGCGCAGCGCAGGGACGGATAAGGGCGCGCTGGCAGGCCGCCTTAGAGACCAACCCAGAGCCTCGTGAAAAGCGCGGGCGCAGGAGCGGAGGATACCCGCTCCGACTTATTCGGCTAGGTAGCTCAATCCGGCAGAGCAGCGGCCTCCAAAGCCGCCGGTTGTAGGTTCAACTCCTACCCTGGTCGCCAAATGCGGGTGGTGTCGTCTAAGCTAAGGCCGTCGACCCAAAGTCGTAGATGCGGGTTCAAACCCCGCCGCCGCCCACGAAATCGCAGCAACGCGTCAGCGGGGATCGTTACCCCAAGCCTGGGGCCTACGTGGCTGACGGACATGGAGAGGCGCGTTGCTGCGGCCTGTTTGACATCTCCGGCGAAAGCATGTGAGATAGCACCGTGGCCTTCACGGGGCACACTCCGGTCAGGGAGCTTGAAGGGCCGCCCAGGGCAATCCTCGGCGGCCCTTCTTTTATCGGCGGAACCGCAACGGTCCGCGCTCTGGCGGTTTGTTCTCGCCGTAGAGCTTGATGCCCTCGAAGCGCACGTACTCGATCAACGCGGGGCACTGCAGCGCGGGCTCTTGCCCGTTCAACACCTGGCAGCGCACGACGCCCTCGTCATCGGTCTCGATCAGCGGACAGTCGCGGCAGTCGCCGTAGATGTTGGTCTCGAAGTAGGCGTCGACGAACGCGCCACCGTTACACGCGCCTCCGAGCATGCGATGTGGGAACTTGTAGCGCCCACACCGACATACGACCTCTCCGATGCGCCTGCGCCGTTTCACGACGACGACACGAAAGCCTTGAGCAGCTTCCCGGTGCCGGGGATCGCGAGATCGTAGACGGGAATCTTGTTGGCGCGGGCGATGCGGATCGCCTGGCCGGTGCCACCACCGCCTAGACCGTCCTTCGTCCAGCACACGACGAACTTGACCGGCGTGCGTAGATCAGCGCCGAGAACGACGGGCGCGTTGCGGGCGTGCAGATCACGCGCGTACTTGTCGCACGCGTTCCAGTTCGGGTGGTAGTGCGCTGCGGCTTCGTAGTGCTCTTTCGTCGGCGTCAGTTGCGACGTGTGACCGAAAGCGCCCAGCCACGGCAACCAGATTTCTTTCGTGGTGCTAGTGAGCTTGAACGGTCCGCTGAGCGTGTAAGCCCCTTCCTCGAACGCGGAGTCTGCACCCTTCGGCTGACCGCCGGAGCGCAGGAGCCATCCGGCTTCCGCCAGCGAGCGCGCGATCTTCGTCATCAGCCGCCGCACGTCTTCCGGCGTCTCGCGCGAACCAACACCCGCGTAGAAGTGGCCGGGACCTACCTTGGTCAGTTCCATTCGTCTTCATCCTCGATCTTGTCGAAGCCCAGGTGCAGCGGCTTCTTCGTGAGCGCGTGCCCGGCGACCAGTTGTCGCACCTGGACAACCCGCTTGTCGGTGTCGCCCATGTCGAATAGGCCGGGCTTGCGCGTGAACACGCGCGTCTTCCGTCCGCCTTCCTGCAGCGACATCCGGCCGATCATGTGGAAGCCGGCCTTGGCAAGCATCACCAGCAGCGGGCGTCCCTTCGGCAGCATCTCGCCGGCACTGTTGGCCGCGTCTTCCAGCGCGTCGAGCGAGAGCAACTGGTCGCACACCAGGGGGGACGTGGAATCCTCCAACAGCGTCGTGAGCACGTCGTTCTCTTCGGACACTTCCGACATGTCGGCCATCTTCGCGCGGGCGACGGTGTCCGGGGCCGGCTTCTTCGGCTCAAACCAGTGCGACAGCTTGCGCGCCATCATCCAGCCACGCAGCGCGGCCGGGTGTGCGTAGATCGCGTTGAACAGGTCGGTGAAGTAGTCCGGGTAGCGTTCGTTGAACGCAATCACGTCTTCCTCGCTCTGCAGTTGGGTTGCAACGACGAAGTAGCGCCGGTTGTTCTTCGAGACCGGCAGTGCGTCCCAGTAGTTCGTGAACGCGCCGTAGTTGGTCACGTTGGGGATCGTGTAGCGGTCACGGTTCATGCGGCGGATGGTGATGTCTTCGTTCGACACCGGCTCTTTGAGCTTGTCGAGCACTTCGTAGCGATTCGAGCCGTGCAGGCGGATTTCCTCGATGAAGAGCATCTTCGCGCCTTCGGCCCACGCGTTGTTGGTGGGCTCCTGCAGCGCGGCGGCTGACAGCGGCGACACGTTCTGCGGGCCGAGCATCATCTGCATGAACTTGAGAATCCACGTCTTGCCGGTGCCTTCCGCGCCCTGGATCAACAGCGCCCACGCGATCTTCTCGGTGGGGAACTGGATGTTGTAGGCGAGGTAGTCCATCACGATAGTCCGCTCCCGCTTGTCGGGGAACGTGATCTCGAAGTGCTGCTGCACCAGGCGGACGGCCTCGTGCTCTTCGTCAGTCTCCACGGGCTTGCTCTCGGGAATCGAGGTCTCGTCGTAGGTGTTCGCCCGCGTGCGGCCCAGAACCTCCACGATGCGCGGATGGCCCGGCAGGTAGACGGTCGAGTAGACGGTGGGGATGGTGTAGACGTTGAGGGCCTTCTGCGCCGCGTGCGCGTCGGGCGATGCCACGCCGAGGGCGCGGTCTTCGTCGGAGATCACGAAGCGGTCGAACTTGGCGTTGAAACCCTTTTCAGTGAGTTCCTGCTTCGACTCCAGGCTGAAAAAGCGGTCGCCGTTCTCGATGTAGACCCAGTCCACGCACCAATCGGGGGTGCGGTTGCCAGTCTCTTCGGCGCGCGTGCGGTAGTTGAAGATGGCCTTGCGCACGGTGTCGATGCGCGGCGACACGCCGGTCAGTTCTTTCGCGCGGTCCTGCATTTTCTTCGCAGCCACGTCGAACTGGAATTCTTGCGTGATCGCCTTGGCTACCTGCTTCGCCACGTCCTTGAACAACTGGCTCTGGTCCGTACACGTGCGCACGACATTGAGCACACGCTCGAAGTCTTCCTCGGCTTCTTGGTGCTTCGCGTCGTTGGCGTACTTGAAGACCGTCGCCAGCGTGACCGGCGCGCGGCCGTCCGGCGTGATCGAGAACGAGGGCCACTTCTCAACGATCTCGTCGTTGCTGTAGCTGATCGACGACTGGCTCCACTCGTCCCACAACTCAAGGCCCTCGTCGCTGCCGTCGAACTGGTGATGCAGCGCCATGCCGACTTCGCGCCAGAAGTCGTAGCCGGTGTCGGGATCGAGCACGTTCAGCGCGTCGCGGATTTCCTCGGTCGTGGTCTTGAGCTTGCGCTTGTGACCTTCAAGACCGTTGACCTCGCCTTGCGCGGGGCGCGACAACGCAACACTGGTCGACTTGCCCTTGCGCTTCCATCCGAGTTCTTCGCAGATCGCGCGGAACTGTTCGGCGATGCGCTGCGCGTCTTCGACGGTCAGGACCGGCAGTTCGTCGAACGGGAGATCGAGCGGGTCTTCCATCGAGGTCCAGCGGAACGGCTGCTTCGTATCCGGGTGGATGCCGAACGCGGCGAACTGCTGCCCCTTGGACAGGATTTCGACCTTGTGCTTCACACCCTGGGGGTCGACGAACACGCCTGCGTCCACCTTGCGGAAATTCTCGTCTGCGCGGAAGAGCAGCAGGCGCTTGGGCGCTTGGCCGACACGTCGTGGTGCGAGAGCCGCGCCTTCGACGTTGGCGACGATCCACGCCTCCATGCGCTCCGCTACGGCGGCGTCGTAGATGTCGATGTCGACGGCGGGCGTGAGTTCGGTGAGGATGCCGATGTTGGCGTGCGGCATGGCGCGACCCCACGCATGCACCGTCGCGTCAGTAGCGACGATGTCTTGCCAGTCTTTGCCGGCGTTGGGGACTTTCCCGTTGAGCGGAATGATGCGGTAGCCGTTGGCTACGAGGGCAAGCGCCCGTGGGGTGAAATCTTCTTGCGACATTTTTATTTCCCCGAGTCGAGACGTTGATTACGCGCGGCGGTTCTCGACCGGGCACAGGTCATCGAGCGGGGCGGCTTGGCTACCGAACTTGCGTTGCAACTTCTGCACCTGGAACTCCGGCACGAAGCCTTGTGCGATCCAGTTGCTCAGCGTGACTTCGTGAAGCTCCAACGCGGTAGCCAGTGAACGAAGGTGGCCGTTGCGAGGATCGACGAGCAACGCGCACGAACGGAGGATCACGGAGACGATCTCTTGGCGAGTCATCTGGCTACGCGGCTTGATTGGTTCCATCGGTGACCCCTAGTTGACATAGCAATTACTAGGCCCCATAGTAGTCCCACGGAACCGCCAAACGCAACTGCCCTGACCGTCTCGCTCCGTGAGAACGAAAGGCACCACCATCGGCGGCGTCCGTTAACCCTACCTACCAAAGAAGGCAATCAACATGTCCATCGAACAGACCCTCGACAACCTCGCAAAAGCCCTGGTCGGCTACACCGATGCCATCAACGTGCAGACCCAGGTGCTCAAGGACATCAACGCGAACGGCGTGCAGATCACGCGCAACGACGCCGGGGCCGCGACGCCGGCCGCCACCGAAGGCAAGAAGCCCACCAAGGCCGAGATCAAGGCGGCGGCAGAAGCGGCGGCGGCGGCGGCGAAGGCTGCGGCCGAAGCCGAAGCCGGCGGTGACGACGGCGACGACTGGGGCGACAGCCCGGCGACCCCGGCCAAGGCGCTGACGGCCGAGGACGTGCGCGACGCGATCCTCAAGGTCCGCGACAAGGGCGGCGAGAAGAAGAACGTCGACGAGGCCAAGTCGATCATGGCGAAGCTGGGCGTCAAGACGCCGAGCGAGATCAAGCCCGAGCAGTACGAGAAGGCCGTCAAGCTCTGCGACGCGGCGCTGGCCTAATCGGCCTGGTGCGTTGAACTAGGGTGGCGGCCTCCGGGCCGCCATCTTTTCCAGAGGCTTCGGTGTGCCGTTTTGCGAGACGCCAGACCGAACTGATCGGAGCAACCCATGTACGCAGATTTCCGCTTTGAACTCGGCGACAAAGTGCGCGTCACCGAGGAATACATTGCGACGCAGGACGAACGCGCGCCGAAGTGGGCGTCAGACATGCGACTCGTGCAGAAGGTCAAGCCCGGCGAAGTGGTTGCGATGACGCTGTCGAGGAAAGGCGTCCACGTCACTGTCGAGTTCACGCCGAACATGAAGTTGAACTTCGTGCAAAGCGCGCTGATGTTGGTCTGACCTATGGCGCACTCCCGCTTCGCACCATCCTCTTCCCAGCGCGTCGCCGATTGCCCGGCGTCGCTGCTGCTGAACGAGCGAGAACCCGATCAGCCGTCGCGCGACGCAGCGCACGGAACCGCAGCGCACCACCTGGGCGAACTGTGCCTGCAGAAGAAAGCCCGTGCATCGAAGTACGAAGGCTGCACGCTGGGCGTGACGCTCAAGGGCGACACGTACTTCGTCCACGAGAAGCGTCCTGCGCCGGCAGAAGGCGAGGGCTGGGCGTTCGAGGTCGACGACGAAATGGTCGTGGCCGTGCAGGAGTACGTCGACTGGTGCAACGAGTTGCCCGGCGATCACTTCGTCGAGGTCCGCGTGGACATCTCACATCTGTGCCCCGATGAAGACGAAGACGGTTTCCCGTTGGAGCCGCAGGGCGGCACGTCTGACCACATTGCCGTACACCAGGGCGAGATGTGGGTCACCGACCTCAAGTATGGCAAAGGCGTTCAGGTGTTCGCGAAGAACAACCTACAGGGCGTCAATTACGCCTCGGGCTCGCTCAAGCACGTGGACCCGTTCGACGATGTCCATACGATCCACATCCGCATTTGCCAGCCGCGCCTCAACCACCGCGACGTGTGGACGATCTCGCGGCAAGAACTACTCGACCTCTGCGCGCACATCAAGCGCCAGAACGAGCGTGCGCTGCAGCCAAACCCGCCCTTCGGCCCGACCGAGAAGGCGTGTCGGTTCTGCAAGGTGTCCGGCCGCTGCCGCGCGCAAGCGGAGTACCTGTCGAAGGGCCGCGCGTTGGGCTTCGAGGTCATCGAGACAGGCTTCGACGGCGAGACCGAGTTGCAGTACGTCGACCCGGTGCTGCTGTCCGACGAAGAACTGGTCGACGCCTGGCGCAAGATTCCGATGATCAACAATCGCGCGACAGCTATCGCGCGTGAGATGCTGCGGATGATGGGTCACGGTCACGCGCTGCCCGGCGTCAAACTGGTTGAGATCGACAAGCACCGGAAGTTCGCCGACAAACGTCAGGCCGAGTTGTTCCTGCGTCTGGACTGCGATCTTGAAGTGGAAAAGGTGTACGTCAAGAAGATGGTGTCGCCGAACCAGGCGATGAAGTTGATCACCAAGGATCAGCGGAAAGAACTAGCCGGGATGATCATAAAGCCTCCCGGCGGTCCGTGTATTGTGGACGAAAGCGACAAGCGTCCTCCGTACAAGGGAAACCCCATTGGCATCGACGGGTTCGACAACCTCGACGATGAAGAGGCCGAGTGGGACAGCGAGTAAACCGACAAAGCGAGTAATCAAACATGTCCATCAAGAACATCACCGTCTGCGAAGACGGCAGCATCATCGTCAAGAACGTCGTCCTCTCCTACCCGCACGTCTTCGAGCCGTGGGCGAAGAACCCGGAGAAGGAAAAGTTGAAGTATTCGTGCAAGGGCCTGTTGCCCGAGACCACGCACGCCGAGGCGATCAAGTACCTCAAGGGCCGTCTGAGCGAACTGCAGATGGAATACTTCAAGGCGAAGGTCGGCACGGCCAACCTGTTCCTGCGCAACGGCAACGACAGCGGCAAGGCCGAGCAGGAAGGCCACTGGGTGATCTCGGCGTCCGAGAACGTCGACAACAAGCCCGACGTTTTCAACCGTGATATGTCGCCGATCAACCCCAAGGACGGCATCCTCTACGCCGGCTGCATCGTCAACATCAAGATCAAGCCGTGGAAGCAGGACAACTCCTGGGGCAAGAAGGTCAACGCGAACCTCCTGGCCGTGCAGTACGTCGGCGAGGGCACGCGCTTCGGCACCGAGCGTCCGGACACGGCCGAAGGCTTCGAGACCGTCGAGCCCGAGTTCAAGGAAGGCGCGGGCGACGACTCGGACTGGGACAACTGATCTCGGTTGACAGGCCGGGAGCCGTTCCGTAGGGTTAGCCGTGCAGGAGAGGGGTTCGTCCCCGATGACTCTGCACAGCCCTCCCTAGGGTCCACCCCGGCTATCGCAAGGTAGCCGGGGTTTTTCGTTTTTGAGGCACGCGCATGTCGAACTACTACAACGAATTTGAGCCGTACGCCGCGCAGTGGATTCGCAACTTGATCAAAGCCGGTCACATTCCTGACGGAGAAGTGGATGAACGCAGCATCACGGAAGTTCAACCAGAAGACCTTGAGTTCTTCACACAGTGCCACTTCTTCGCTGGCATTGCTGGGTGGAGTCTTGCTGCACGTCTCGCCGGCTGGCCCGATGGTCGCGAACTCTGGACGGGCAGTGCGCCGTGCCAGCCGTATAGCGTCGCTGGCAAGCAACTCGGCACCGACGACGAACGGGACCTATGGCCACACTACTTCCGCCTTATCGCCGCTTGCCGACCCGCCGTTTGCATGGGAGAGCAGGTTGCAGCAGCGATTAGAAAAAATTGGCTCGATCGAGTGTTTGCTGACCTGGAAGGCATCGGCTACGCCTGCGGGTCGGCCGTACTACCAGCTTGTGCCGTCAACGCGCCTCACCGTCGCGACCGCATCGCCTTCGCCGCTGGAAAGTGCGTTGTGGGTGACGGCGTCGGCGCGGGACTACAAAGACACGCCGGGCATGTCTCGGGAGAGAGAGAAGCAGGGCGGACCAGAGTGGATCAGTTGCCGCGACAGGTCTACGCGGCACTTTGGGCGACTCCGACTCACAATGCGTCGGTGAGTGCAGCGAGCGTAGCGGCACAAGTGAAAGAAGCGGAGAGGCTGCATCCGCGCGGCCAGTGGACATTGGCGACGCAGATAGTCACGGTTCCGGAATTGCTCGCGGAATGTGGGATGACTCCCGCTGGATTCTCGGCCACGACGGAAAAGCCCGGCGCGTTGGCCTCGGAGTTCGTCTGCTGGCTGATGGGGTTCCCTCCCGAGTGGGAAGACTGCGCGCCTACGGTAATGCCATCGTCCCGCCGCTCTTCGCCGAAGTGATCAAAGCCTGGATGGACGTACGCCCGTGACTCAACTCCTGCACACCGACTTCGAGACGCGGTCCAAGGTCGACCTGAAAATGTGTGGCGTCGACGTGTATGCGCGCGACCCATCGACGCGCGTGTTGATGCTCTGGGTCAAGCTCGACGACGGTGAACCGCTGGTCTGGTATCCGCACCTTCGCCCGGACATGCCGGCGAAGCTGCGCGCGTGGCTGCTCGACCCCAACATAAAGATTGTCGCGCACAACGCGGCGTTCGAGCGTCTGATTCTCAAGCACGTGCTAAAGATTGATCTTCCGGCGTCGCGTTTCATCTGCACAATGGCGATGGCCTTCTCGCTGGCTTTGCCTGGCAACCTGGACCAGTTGACGCGCGATGCACTGCGCCTGCACAAGGACTACCAGAAGGACCCGCGCGGCAAGGCGCTGATCAATCTCTTCTGCAAGCCTCGACCGAAGAACCACGTCACCGCGAAGAATCCGCGCGAGTTCAACGACTGGGATAGCCACCCGGCGGAGTGGGCCGAGTTCTGCGGCTACGGCCGACAGGACGTGGTCGCCGAAGACAAGGTGTTCCGCGTGCTGCGGCAGTTCTTTCCGAACTTCGGTGAAGTGTTCGAGCTTTGGGCGTTCGATCAGGACATCAACGACGAAGGCTATCCGGTAGACCTTGAGTTGGTTCACGGCGCTATCGCAATGGCGAAGCAGTGGGCCGCGATGTTCAAGGCCGAGATGATCAAGGTTTCCGGTCTCAAGAATCCGAACTCAACGCAGCAGGCACAACCGTGGCTTGCAGCGCGCGGCTACCCGTTCGAGAGCCTGCGCAAGGACCGCGTGAAGCTGGCGCTCGCTGACTTCGGCGACAAGATCACCAAGGAGGCCAAGGACTTCCTCGCGCTGCGCACCGCGTCGACGAAGACCAGCCTCAAGAAGTTCGACGCCATGCTGCGTGCTGTCGCGGACGACGGCATCCTGCGCTACACGATGCAGTTCTGCGGCGCTGGGCGCACTGGACGCTGGGCGGGCCGGGTTGTGCAGTTGCAGAATCTCCCGCGCCCCGTGAAGCGCGTGGAGCCGCACCTGGGCTACGTGCGGCAGTTGATCCGCGACCGGGACTTCGAGACGTTGGAGTTCCTGTTCGGCAACGTGCTAGACGTGCTCGTGTCGTCGATCCGCTCCGCGTTCATCGCGCCGGCCGGCAAGGTCTTGAACGTCTGCGACCTCTCGGCTATCGAACTGTGCGTGATTGCGTGGATCACCGGGTGCAAGTTCTGGCTTGACGTGTTGGAGAAGAAGCTCGATCCGTACAAGGCGTTCGGCGTTCACTACCTGGTCAAGCCATATGACGAGATCACCAAGGACGAGCGCAACGAGTGCAAGCCCGCCGCGCTGGGCTGCGGCTATCGTCTCGGCGGCGGCGATCTGGTCGGCGAGTATCCGGACCAGAAGAAGACGGGCCTTTGGGCCTACGCGGAGAGCATGGGCGTCAAGCTGTCGCGCGAAGCTTCTCACAAGGCGGTCGCTATCTACCGCAACCTTTCTCCCGAAGTGAAGCAGATGTGGTACGACCTTGAGAACGCGATGCGAGACTGCATCCGCGACAAGGAGCCGCGTCGTGTCGGTATGTTCCTCTTCGACATCAAGCCGCCGTTCCTGCGCATCCGTCTTCCGTCCGGTCGCCACCTGTTCTACTGCCGTCCGGCGGTCAAGAAGATCGTGAAGCTTTGGCCGGTGTGGGAGATAGACGAGCACGGCCACCCGCGCGAGAACGAGTACGGCCAGTTTATCCAGGCGGTCGACGACAAGACCGGCGAGCCGATCTGGGACGAACAGGAGAAGTGGGAGATCAGCTACGAGGGCGTTCATCAGACCTCGAAGAAGTGGGTGCGCATGGACACCCACGGCGGCAAGATCATCGAGAACCTGGTGCAGGCCATTGCTCGCGATATCCTGGTGTACGGCATGCTCAAGGCGCGCGAGGCCGGCTACAACATCATCGGGCACGTCCACGACGAAATCATCTCGCTAGACGACATCGACGACGACTCTCTGTCGACCCAGGCGCTTGAAGCGTGCATGTCTGTCGTACCCCCGTGGGCCGAAGGTTGCCCGCTGTCGGCGCACGGCTTCCGCAGCGACTTCTACAAAAAGGATTGACGATGCTTTCGCTCGAAGAATTAAAGGCTCGCGCCGTCAAGGCCGCAGAGAAGGAAGCCAATCGCAACCCGTTGGAGTCCGAGATAGAGAAGCCCGTGAAGCAATACGCTCGCGACAACGGCTTCTGGGTGCGCAAGTTCGTAAGCAAGGCTCACCGAAGCGTGCCTGACGACGTGTTGGCGAAGAAGGGCGTGCCTGCGTTCTTTATCGAGTTCAAGCGCAAAGGAGAGAAGCCGACCAAGGCTCAGCAAGACGAACACAAAGAGATGCGGGAAGCCGGGCTGGCGGTGTACGTGATCGACAACGTGAAAGACGGCAAGGCGCTAATTGACCGACTCAATGCAGAAGCGGAGTGGGCGTAACGTGGCGAAGACCTTAGCCAAGAAACTGATGCGGCGGTTCCAGCACGCGGCCGGCGAGTTCATCGCCGAAGTGAAGCGGTGCGCACTTTTCATCGACATGGGCCTCGGTAAGACCGTGTCCGTGCTCACGATCCTGCGCGCACTCTCTGACGACTTCGAGATAGGCCGCATCCTGATCGTCGGGCCTCCGCGCGTCGTTCGCAGTACGTGGCCCGATGAAATCCGTTTGTGGGAGCACACCCGCAATTTCACCTTCACCAACATCGACGGCACACCGCAGCGCCGCATGCGGCGAATGACGGAGGCCACCGAGATACACCTGATCAGCCGAGACAACCTCTACTGGCTCGACTCCCTGGTGGGCGACGACCATGACTACGACGTGATCGTGATCGACGAGTCTTCAAGCTTCAAGACCGACTCGACTAAGCGGTTCAAGGCAGCAGCACGCATGGTCAAGCGTGCGAGGTATGTGATCCTGCTGACCGGCACGCCGGCCGCCAACGGCCTGCACGATCTCTGGGCGCAGATGTTCTTGCTTGATCGAGGCAAGCGCCTGGGCCACACGATCACGGACTTCCGCAACCGCTGGTTCGAGACGAACTACGGGGAGTCCAGCTATCGGCCTACGGACTGGGCCGAGCAGCAGATCAAGGACCAGATCGAGGACATCTGCTTCACGCTGCGCGACGCCGACTACGCGGAACTTCCGCCGCGCATCGACAACATCGTCAAGATTCAACTTGATGAAGATGTGATGAAGCAGTACAAGCGATTCCGCCGCACGCTTATTTTGGAGCTTGAAGACGGTGCGAACATCAAGGCGATCAACGGCGCGGCGCTCACGACCAAGCTGCTGCAGTTGGCGAACGGCGTGGTCTACGACAAAGACCGCAAGGCCAACTTCTTCCACAAGGCGAAGATCGAGGCTTTGAAGGAGATCGTCGAAGAGGCCAACGGGCACTCGGTGTTCGTCGCCTACAGCTTCATCACCGACATCACCGCGCTCAAGGAAGCCTTCCCGCACGCAGTCGTAATGACCGGCAAGAACGACGTTCAAGTCATCAAGGATTGGAACGCTGGCTTGATCCAGATGTTGATCGCACACCCCAAGAGCGCGGGCCATGGTCTCAACCTGCAGGACGGCGGCAGCATCGCCGTGTGGTACGGTCTGACCTGGTCGCTCGAAGACTACCAGCAGTTCAACAAGCGTCTGCACCGAAAGGGCCAGACCAAGACCACTGTGATTCACCACTTGATTTGCGAAGGTACCATCGACGAAGATGTTATGGCGTCGTTGCAAGGCAAAGACGAAGTCCAAAGTTCACTGCTGAACGCGCTGCGCCGGCAGATTCGTGACGAGCTAGAGGTAAACCCGTGAGCAAGGCCACACCTGAGCAAGACCTGAGCTTCATCTTCAACGGCGTAACCGTCACGACGTTGGCGCAGATATTCGGCATGGACCACAAGGAGGTCAACAAGCGCCTCGTCGGCAAGGTCACGCCGAACACGAGCGGGAAATACGTCAAGTACAAGATCAAGGACGCCGCCCCGTGGCTGGTCGACATGAAGGTCGATCCCGAGGAATACCTCAAGGCGCTCAGCCCGTCGAAGCTGCCCCCGGCGCTGCAGGACGCGTTCTGGAAAGCGCAGTTGTCTCGGCAGAAGTACGAAGAGAACAAAGGCGACTTGTGGCGCACGGCACGCGTCTACGAGGCCATCACCGGAGCGTTCAAGGTCGTGCGCCTGACGATCCTGATGTTCGGCGACAACATCTCGCAGCAGACCGAGTTGTCGGATAAGCAGCGCGAGATTCTGCAGATGCTCACCGACGGACTGCTGGAAAGCCTCAACACATCCCTGGTCGAGTCGTTCAAGGACTACACGCCGGCCGACGACGAGCACGGCAAGTCGCTGAGCGGCGAACTCTCCGACCCGGTCAGTGTCGACGCCGGGGCCATCAAGGCGGAGGATGAAGATGCAGAGTGGGAGTGAAAAACCGTCGGCTGGCTTCCGCACGCTGGGCGACATCCTGGTAGACGGCGCAGCGATCTTCCTGCCACCGGAGCGACTGTCGGTGTCGGAAGCGGCGGCGAAGTACCGCTGGCTCAACAACCCGCCTGCTTACATCGGCCCGTGGAAGAACGAGACCACCCCGTACATGGTGGAGCCGCAGGACATGTTCACCAGTCGCTACCACAACGGCCTGGTGTTCGTCGGTCCTGCGCAGAGCGCCAAGACCGAGTCGCTGGTGCTCAACACCCTCTGCTACACCGTGATCTGCGACCCGGCCGACACGATCCTCTATTCGCCGTCGCAGGCGTCGTCACGCGACTTCTCCAAGCGCCGCGTCGACCGTATGCACCGTCACTCCAAGCCCGTCGGCGAGCAATTGATCCCCGGCAGACACAACGACAACACCTACGACAAGAACTACCGCAGCGGCATGATCTTCTCGATGTCGTGGCCGTCGATCAACGAGATGTCCGGCAAGCCGATCCCGCGCACCGGCCTCACTGACTACGACCGCATGCCGATGGACGTGGACGGCGAAGGCTCACCGTTCGATCTGGCGCAGAAGCGCACCACGTCGTTCAAGAGTTTCGGCATGACGATGGCGGAGTCTTCGCCCGGCAAGGAGATCACCGACGCGAAGTGGCAGCGGTCCACGCCGCACCAGGCTCCGCCGTGCGAAGGCATCCTCGCGCTTTACAACCGTGGCGACCGCCGTCGCTGGTATTGGCCGTGCCCGCACTGCCGCGAGTTCTTCGAGGGCAACTTTTCTGACCTGATCTACGAGGACAAGGGCGACGCACTGGAAAGTGCCAAGACCGTAATCATGGTCTGCCCGAAGAACGGCTGCGTGATCAAGCCCGAGTCGCGGTTCGAGATGAACCGTGCGGGCGTGTGGCTGCGCGAAGGCGAGACGATCAACGTCAATGGTGAGCGCGGCGGCAAGGCCGTCGTGTCCGAAATGGCGTCGTTCTGGCTCAAGGGTGTGGCCGCTGCGTTTATCACGTGGCAGACGCTCGTGATGAAATACTTGAACGCGCTCGAAGAGTACACGCGCACCGGAGCCGAGGAAGCGTTGAAGGCGACGATCACCACGGACCAAGGCGAGCCCTACTTGCCGAAGTCGTTGGAGTCGTCGCGTCTGCCCGAGGACCTGAAAGACCAGGCGGTCGAACTGCCGCCGCGTCACATCCCACCGGAAGTGCGGGCGCTGTTCGCCGAGGTCGACGTGCAGAAGAACGCGTTTGTCGTGCAGGTACATGGCATCGCCGAAGGCCAGCCGTACAAGATTTACGTGATCGACCGCTTCACGATTCTCAAGTCCGAGCGTCGCGATGAAGACGGCGAGCGCAAGTATGTGAAGCCGTCGGACTTCCCCGAGGATTGGGACTTGATCAAGACCGAAGTCATGGACAAGACCTACCCGCTGTCGGACCTGTCGGGCACGATGGCGATCAACATGACGTTCTGCGACTCCGGCGGTAAGTCCGGCACCACGACGAACGCGTACGACTTCTACCGCCGACTCAAGAAGGACGGCAACGAGCACCGCTTCCTCCTGGTCAAGGGTGACCCCAAGCCGAACGCACCGCGAGCACACATCGACTACCCGGATTCCGGTCGCAAGGACCGCTTCGCCCAGGCGCGCGGCGAAGTGCCTGTGCTCTTCCTCAACTCCAACATCCTCAAGGACACGCTCAACGGCATGTTGGACCGGAACGAGAGCGGAGACTGCCGCATCATCTTTCCGAACTGGCTGGGCGAGAAGGGCAGCGATCAGGAGCGGTTCTTCGACGAACTTACCGCCGAGGTTCGCACGCAGAAAGGGTGGGAGAACCCACTCAAGCGCCGCAACGAATCGTGGGACTTGTTGTACTACCACATCGGCGCTTGCGTTATCCGCCACGTGGAAAACGTCGATTGGACTGCGCCGCCGTCTTGGCTGGCCGAGTGGGACGACAACCCGATGGTAGAGCGGGAAAAGCCGGCCAAAACCACCCCGATTGCAGAAAAAGAGGAAAGCAACTATGGTTTGGCTCAATTGGGCGAACTGCTAGGCTGACCACATGGCGACGGAAGCACAGATGCAGGCGTGGTTGGCATCGGCCGAAGAGGCGTACAACAGCCTGATGATCGGCGGCTCAGTCCGCGTCACCGTCGATCAGAATGGTGAGCGTGTCGAGTTCACCGCCGCCAACGCCGACCGGCTCAACAAGTACATCCTCTGGCTCCGTTACGAACTCGGGATCACGTGCGTCGCACGACCCGGTGGAGTGATCTTCTGATGACCGAACGCACTGTCACTGACGCCACCAACGAACGCCCGGCAGGATCGCCGGGCGTCGACGCATCTGGTCCTTTGGAACACGCGATGGGCGGAGCCTACGAAGGTGCGGACCGCGTCAGCCGCGAACTGGCGACGTGGAGCCCGGTGATGAAGCCGCCGGACGCCGAGATCAACCGCGACAAGATGATTCTCGACGCACGCGGTCGCGACCTGGTCCGAAACTCCGGACTGATGATGGGCGCGTCGGCGATCCACAAGGACTCCATCGTCGGCGGCTACTACCGCCTCAACGCAGAGCCGAAGTACCTGCTACTGGGGCAGACGAAGAAGTGGGCCGAAGAGTTCGCCCGCGAAGTCGAAGCCAAGTTCACCCTCTACGCCGAGTCGCAAGACAACTGGCTCGACGCCGCGCGCATGAACAGTCTGACGATGCAGGTCCGCCTCGCCATCGCCGGCTACTTCTCCGGCGGCGAAGTGCTCGCCACCGTCGAGTGGCTGCGTGACTCCGGCCGCCCGTTCAACACGGCGCTGCAGATGATCGACCCGGATCGCCTGAGCAATCCGAACGACCTGGAAGACACTGATCGCCTGCGGCGCGGCGTGCTGCGAAACCAGTACGGCGCTCCGCAGGGCTACCACATCCGCATGGCCCACCCGAAAGACCAGACGGCGTTCGTCGATCAGTTCCGGTGGAAGTACGTGCCGGTGCGCAAGCCGTGGGGACGCCTGCAGGTGATCCACCTGATCGAGCAGGACCGTCCGGACCAGACGCGCGGCGTCGCCGCGATGGTGTCGGTCCTCAAAGAGATGCAGATGACCCGCAAGTTCCATGACGTGACGTTGCAGAACGCCATCGTCAACGCGAGCTATGCGGCCACCATCGAGTCGGACATGCCGCCGGACATGGCGTTCGAGTCCGTCGGCGTCACCAAGGGCGACGCCCGACTCACGTACGCGCAAAGCCTGATGATGGCGATGGCCGAGTATTCGTCCAAGGCGCGCAACCTGACGATGGACGGCGCGAAGATTCCGCACCTGTACCCCGGCACCAAGCTCAACCTCAAGCCCGCCGGCAGCATCGGCGGCGTGGGCGAGGGGTTCGAGCAAAGCCTGCTGCGTTACGTCGCCTCGGCCCTGGGCCTGAGCTACGAGCAGTTCTCGCGGGACTACACGAAGACGAACTACTCGTCGGCGCGGGCGTCGATGAACGAGACGTGGAAGTTCATGCAGTCGCGCAAGAAGATCGTCGCCGACCGCTACGCCACGATTGCCTACTCCCTCTGGCTCGAAGAGGCGATCAACAAGGGCGAGATCAAGTCGCTGCCCCAAGGCTTCAACCTGTACGAAGGCCAGAACAAGGACGCCATCTGCAACTGCTCGTGGATTGGCGCGTCGCGCGGTCAGGTCGACGAACTCAAGGAGACCCAGGCGGCCGTCATGCGCATCAAGGCGGGCCTGTCCACGCTCGCGTACGAAGCGGCGAAGCTGGGCCACGACTGGCGCGAGCTTCTTGAACAGCTTGCGACCGAGCAGGAAGCGGCCAATGAACTCGGGGTCACGCTCAACTTCGACCCGGCCAAGGGCGGCTCTGTCACCAACGACGCCGGCAACGAAGACGGCGACGCCGCCGACGACAACAAGCCTGCCCCGAAAACCAAGGACTGACCCATGCGCAAGTACGGACGACACCTGTTGCAGACTTTCTCGGACGAGCCTTCGCTCGTTTCGCCGAATCACGTCGGTCGCCTTCGCGTTCTGGCCGAACAGCAGAACGAAGGGCTGATCGCTTCCCTCGGCCGCACGCTGACCGAATCTCTCGGCATGTCGGCGCGACAGGCACGCGAGGAAGGTGTGTCGAGCGCGGATACGGTGTGCGCCGCCCTGGGCGTGCAGATCACCGACCGCAACAAGCCTTTCATCTTCACCGACGGTCTCGCGATCATCCCGATGTGGGGCTCGCTGCTCCACCGCGATTCGTGGTGTGACTCCTATGCCACCGGCTACGACTACATCCGGCGCTGCTACGAGGCCGCCGTCATGGACCCGGATGTGCAGGGCATCGTGTTCGACGTGGACTCGCCGGGCGGCCATGTCGCCGGCAACTTCGAGTTGGCCGAGGACATCTACAACGGCCGCAAGAAGAAGCCCTCCATCGCCATCGTCGACTCGATGTGCTACTCCGGCGGGTACTCGCTTTCCTCGGCGGCAGACCGCATCGTCGTGACGCAGTCCGGCGGCGTCGGCAGCATCGGCGTCGTGATGATGCACGCCAGCATCGAGAAGATGGTGAAGGAGTGGGGCATCGAGATCACCTTCATCCATGCTGGCGCGCACAAGGTCGACGGCAATATGTTCCAGAAGTTGCCCGACGACGTTCGCAAGCGTTACCAGGCGTCCGTCGAGCGGTCCTACGACAAGTTCACCACCCTGGTTGCCCGCAACCGGGGTCTCTCCATCGAGGCCGTCCGCGCCACCGAAGCGTTGTGCTACGACGCAGTCGAGGCGCTGTCCCTCGGATTGATCGACGCCATCCAGTCTCCGCAAGAGGCGCTGGCGACGTTCCGCAAAGAGCTTTCCGGCTCTTCCACCAGTCCCCAACAGGGAGCTTCATCCATGTCCAAGAATGTCGAAACCCCCGGTGCGGGTGGCGAGAACGCCGCTGCCCCCGTCGCCGCTCCTGCTGCCAACGCGCCTGCTGCTCCCGAAGCCGCTGCGCCGGTCGCTGCCGCCCCCTCTGCTCCGGAAGCCGCTGCGGCTCCGGTGGACCAGAAGACGCGCATCGCCGGCATCCAGACGTGCGACGAGGCGAAGGGCCGCGAAGAACTCGCCAACCATCTCGCCTTCAACACCGAGATGTCGGTGGACGATGCGAAGAAGGTCCTCGGCGTCGCGCCGAAGGCCGCTGCCGCCAAGCCCGCCGACGCGTTCACCGCCGCCATGAACAACGGTGAGCATCCGAACGTCGGTGCGACCGATGGCGGTGAAGGCGAGCGCACCGTGTCCGTCGGCGAACGTATCGCCGGCAACTACCACGCCGCGACGAACAACATGCACAAGCGGGAGGCGCGCAAGGGCTGACTTCGGCCGGCGGCTACCGCAGTAGTAAAACCCCTCAACCCGTTTTGGAGAAAAGAATATGTCCACCATCCACATCGCGCAGGGTCCCGGCGCGGAAGACATCACGGTCCCGCAGCTTTTCGCGGGTGACGTTCCGGCCGTCGCCACCCTGGACAAGCACTTCCCGGCGTCGCAGGGCGCGTTCGCGCAGTACGTGCCGCTGTCGTTCGACGAAGCCGACGGCCTCTACAAGGCGTGGGCTCCGGGCGACCCGATCTCGGCGATCACCGCGTATGCGATCCCCGACCTCGCCGTGCCGCAGCGTGCCGCGCTCTACACCGGCGGCTGCTTCAACATCGACGCCATCGCCTGGCCGGCCAGCACCAGCGAGGAACAGGTCGACCTGGCCTGCAACATCGCGGGTGCCAACTCGAACATCACCTTCCGCAAGCTGCTCTACAGCGGTTCGCGTGTGCTGCAGACCGGCCTTCGTGTCGGTGCGGAAGCCCCGCCGGAAGTCGCGGACTGATCCGCTCTCGAAGCCTAGCTACGAGAACACCCCACCCTTCGCAACACAGGAGAGATTCAAATGGCTTTCGAGATCGTCGAAACCCACGACCTCATCGGCGTGGTCAACACGTTCCACCCGGTCCCCGACTACTGGCTGTCGCTCTGCTTCCCGCGTGAGCACCTGTCGGAGTCGGAGTTCATCGACTTCGACCTGGTCGACAAGGGCCGCCGTCTGGCCCCGTTCGTCGCGCCCAACGTGCAGGGCCAGCCGATGGTCCAGCGCGGCACGTCCATCCGCAAGTTCAAGCCGTCGTACATCAAGCCCAAGGACCCCATCGACCCGGCGCGTCTGCTGCAGCGCATGGCCGGCGAGCGCCTGGGCGGCGAGATGTCGCCGAAGCAGCGCGAGGACGCGATCATCGCGGACATCCTGCTCGAACACCGCAACGGCATCTATCGCCGCTGGGAGTGGATGGCCGCCCGCGCGATCATCGACGGCTCCGTGATCATCCAGGGCGAGAACTACCCGCGCGTCCAGGTGGGCTTCGGCCGTCACGCCGATCACACCAAGAACCTGACGGGCACGGCGCGCTGGTCGCAGTCCACGGGCACCCCGCTCGTCGACCTGGACAACTGGATGACGGAAGTCCACCAGCGCACCGGCAGCATCGTGACGCGCATCACGATGGGCCTGGCCGCGTGGCGTTCGTTCTACCGCCACGCCGATGTCCAGTTGATGCTCGAAACCCGCCGTGGTTCCGAGAACCGCCTGGAAACCGGCCCCGGCAACGGGCAGGCCGCGCAGTACCGTGGCACGCTCACCAGCAACGGCCTGGAAGTCTGGACCTACAACGACATCTACGAGGACAACAACGGCGCGAACGTCGCGTTCATGTCCACCGACGATGTGGTCCTGACCTCGCCGGCCGTGCAGGGCGTGCGCGCCTTCGGTGCCATCATGGACCGCAAGGCCAACTGGTCGCCGACCCCCATCTTCCCGAAGATGTGGGAGCAGGAAGACCCGTCGGGTCTGTTCCTGATGACCCAGTCCGCGCCGCTGATGATCCCGATGCGCCCGGACGCCACCCTCAAGGCCACCGTCAACAACCTGGCGTAATCGGCTTCGGCCGTCCCGCCGCTCGTATGGGCGGCGGGACTCTGACAACAGTCCCTACCTTTCACGGAGTACACGCATCATGTCCACGCAGAAAGACCGCTTCATCGCCGTCAACGTGCTTGTGGTCGACGGCCCGAAGAAGGACGGCAAGCCCGGTCCTTCGGTCGAGGTCAAGCCCGGCCAGACGTTCGACAGCGACAACGCCGACCTGGTCAAGTCGCTGCTCGCCCAGGGCGCGATCCGCCCGGTGAACCCGCCCAAGAAGTTCAAGCCCGCCGTCGATGCTGATGGCAAGCCGGTGTCGCCGGCAGGCTACGCCGTGGGTGTCGCGAGCGCCGGAGCGGTCGTCTCCGATCCGAACGCGCCCGATGCCGACCAGAAGGCCGAGACGATCAAGACCATCACCGATGGTGCGGCAGACGACGGCAAGACCGACGGCAAGGCCGGCGGCAAGAAGTAATCAACCGCAACTGCTGAAAGGGAGATCGCCGGATGGACTGGAACGCAACGAGGGCGCGGTCGCGAGACATCGTCCACAACATGTTCCGCTATCCGGCGATCTACACCGCTCCTGACGGAGTGACGACGACGAACGTGTGGGTTCGCCTGCACAACAAGCTCGAAGTCTACGGAGACCTTGATCGCGAGGGCTACGCCAAGCGATTCGAGGAAGTCAACCAGGCCATCTTTGACAGCACGGAAGTCGTGCCTAAGAAGGGTGGCGTGCTTGACTTCGCAGTGAACAATTTGCACGAGCCGATTGTCGGTCAAGTCCGCAAGTACGACGTGGTCAATGTCACGGCGGCTGACGGCAATCGCTACATCCGCACTGAGGTAACGCAGCAGTGACGCTCACGGTCGAAGCCCGAGGACTGGATGCGCTTCGCGCGATGTTCGAGCAGATGCCCGAGATCGCTGACGAAGCTGCTCGCCTCTCTATCAACGACACGATCCGCTTTGCCCGTCGCACTGGCTCTAAGCGAGTCCGGTCTCAGGTGAACTTCAAAGCCGGCTACCTGGGCAGCGACGACAGCGACGACGGCGCGCTCGCCATCTCGAAGTACGCCAAGACCGGCGAAGACGACGCCGTGCTCCGGGCGCGCGAGATGCCAACCTCTCTCGCCCGCTTCGCGACGACGCAGCCGACGTTCGGCCGGCGTCGCGGGGGTGTGCGCGTCAAGGTGTCGCCGGGAAGCACGAAGGCGATGCCACGTGCGTTCTTTATGAAGCTTCGCCGTGGCAACAGCGACATCACGGGCGAGAACTATAACGTCGGCCTCGCGATCCGTCTTCGCAAAGGCGAGAGGATCGAGAACAAGAAGCGCATGCGCAACATCGGCGGCAACCTGTATCTGCTCTACGGGCCGTCGGTGGCGCAGGTATTCGACGATGTCGCCGTGGAGATGTTGGCCGAGGTCAGCGACAAGCTGGCTTCCGACTTCGTCCGTCAATTCGAGAGGTTGAGCCGTGGACAGTAAGCGCCTCGCAACATTGAAAGCCCTGACGCAACACCTGAGCGACGAAGTGGCCGTCGCCAACGACTACCAGCACGACCTGGCAGGCGCGGTGTTCCGTGGCCGCATGTTCTTCGACAAGGACGACCCGGTCCCGTGCGTCTCGATCCTCGACAACATCAACTCTGACCGTTTCCCGGTTCGCGCCGGCAACGAAGACACGGGCGACGGCGAAGCCAAGTCGAACTGGATTCTGCTGATCAATGGCTGGGCCAAGGACGACAAGGTCAACCCCACTGATCCAGCCGAGCAGCTTATGGCCGACGTGAAGAAGGCCCTGGCTAAAATCGGCCAAGGCCCGCACCCGATGGACGCGGACCAGTCCGTGCATGCAAACTACATGCTGGATGGGCTGATCGCTGGCATCGAGTTCGAGCCCGGTACGGTTCGTCCGCCGGACGAGAACTCGTCGCTTGCTTACTTTTGGATGCGTGTCATCCTCAAGTTCACTGAGAACGTCAGCGACCCCTTTGACCGTCGCTGACGAAACGCAACAAGGTCAAGGCCAGACAACAGGAGCACCATCATGGCTTTCCCCGAAAAGAACTACACCCTCGGCAGCTACAAGGTTTTCTTCGACAAGTTCGCCGCCGGCACCAAGGTCGGCACCGGCCAGCGTTACTTCGGCAACACGCCGGCGCTGAGCAAGAACTCGGAGTCGGAAACCCTCGACCACTTCGACGCCGACAACGGCATCCGCACCAAGGATGACTCCGTCGTGCTCGAACTCAACCGCAACGGCTCGTTCACCACCGATCACATCTCCCCCGAGAACCTGGCCCTCTTCTTCCTGGGCGAGGACTCCGTCGTGGTGCAGGGCGGCTCCGCCGGTCTGACCTACGCGATCACCGACGCGCAGAAGGGTCGCCGTTACCAGATCGGCGCGACCCCCTCGGTCCCGGCCGGCGTGCGCGGCCTGGCGAACGTCGTCGTCGAAGTCGCCACCGTGGCGAAGACGGCGGGCGTCGACTACACCGTCGACCTGACGGACGGCGGCCTGATCATCCTCGAAGGCGGCACCATCGCCGACGGCGACGATGTCGATGTCGAGTACGACCTGGTCGCGACCTCGTACAACCGCGTCGTGTCCTCGGACAACGCGGAAATCTACGGCGCGCTGTACCTCAAGTCCAACAACGCGAAGGGCCTCAAGCAGGACTACTTCATGCCGTACGTCCAGATTCGTCCGGACGGCGACTTCGAGATGAAGGGCGAAGAGTGGCAGGAACTGCCGTTCTCGTTCGAGATTCTCAAGCTCGACGACAACACCCCGGCCGTCTACATCAACGGTCGGCCGGGCGAAGGCATCTAAGCCTCCGCTCACCTGTGAAACCTAGGGAAGAATCGCATGTCCATCAATACCAGCTTCGTACTTGAACGGAAAGAAATCACCTGGCAGGACCAGTCGGTGTGTGTCGTGCGGGGCCTCACGCCGCATGACATCATCAAGGTCATCGCTGAGAACCCGGTCGACGCGGACACTGTCCTGTCGTCGCTCGCGGAGAAAGCGGGAGCCGTCGCTGAGACGGGCGCGGTCACGGCGGATGCCGTGGCCGATGCTCTGCAGAGCGACATGGCTTCGTTCGGCCAGATCGTGATGAAGGTTCCGGACCTGATCGCGAAAGTGGTGGCGGTGGCGTGCGATTCTCCCGAAAGCTGGCAGCACGTGCGGGACAACTTCGTCATCCCCCTGCAGTTCGAGATCGTGCAGGAGATCGCCCGGATGACGTTCGTGGACCCGCCCGCGTTCCGGCGCTTCCTGGGAAACGTGATGGCGCTGGTCGGGCAGAGCAAGACCGGCCAGCGCCTTCCCGGCAAGAACGCCTCGGCTGGTTGAGGCATCTACCCGAGACGGTCTCGCTGCTGAAATCGCGAGGCCACGTCAACGCAGACTTCTATCCGGTCTGGTACGTGTGGAGCGAAGCTGCGGTAGCAAAGAAGTTGATGGACCGGGAGCTTACACGCCAGACCATCTCCCGGTTCGTCGTTGCGATAGCCGCTACACCGAAGCAAGGCAAGAAGGCTAAGTCGGCCGCCCAAAAAGCCGGCAAGATGTTTTCCGACTTCTTGAAGGGTCTATCCGATGGCTAAGCGCAACAGTGATGTCGAACTTCGGATTCGCTCGAAGAACCAGGGCGCGTCCAAAGACATCCGCGACATCAACGCGGAACTCGACGCGCTGACCAAGACGCAGGAGCGGCAGGCTGACGCCTCCGCTCTCGCGACGCGCAGCCTCAAAGACCTCAACGCCGAGCAGCGCGAACTCGCGAAGATCACGAGCGACCTCACCCGTCGCCGCAACGTGATCGAGAACCTGATCGGAAAGCAGAACGAACTCGCGGCCACCAAGAACCGGATCAACGCGATCCGGAAGGAGCTTGCGGGCCTGCTGCAGGAGAAAACCCGAGGCACGTTCCTCGGCGACATCGACAAGGCCATCAAGAACGTCCGCACCGAACTGTCGGCGGCGGAAAAAGATTTCAAGCGCACCGACACGCAAGTCGAGAAGCTGGGGGCCTCGCTCACCGAATTGGGCGTCGACACCAACAAGCTCGACTCCGCACTCTCCGAAGTCTCGGCCACGCTCAATAAGGCGCAGGCCGCGACCATCGACCAGGTGGGTCAGATCAACCGCCTCGGCGCGGCGAGCGACCAGGCTGCAGCCTCGGCACGCAAACTGGCCGAAGCGCAGCGGTTCGCGAACGAGCAGGCGCAGCGGCAGACGGCGCGGCGTGCGGACGCGGTCGCCGGTTTCGCCAACCTCGACAACTACACGAAAGAACGCAACCTGATCAACGCGCGCAACGCCGCGATGCAGGAGTCGATCAACCGCGCCGCGCGCCTCGACGCGGTCCTGAGCCGTCCGGGCAACGAGCGGTACACCCGCACGCTGCAGCAGACGGTGCCGGCGGCGAACGCGGCGGCAAGCGCCACCCGTCGCTACGGCAACGAAGTCCAGCGCGCGTCCAAGGAACAGGGCTTCTTCGCCGACACGGGCCGTAAGTCGCTGTCCGTCTACCAGCGCCTCCGTGGACAGGTGTTGCAGGTCGCAGCCGCCTACGTCGGCCTCTACGAGGGCGTGCGGCTTCTCGGGTCGGCGATGACGGCCCAGCAGACGCGTGCGTCGCTCAACGCGCAACTCGGCACGGTGAATGGCGGTGACCTCCGTCGCACGGCCGAGGATCAGCGGTTCCTCCGCGCCGAAGCCGAGCGCCTTGGTCTGGTGTACGACGATCTCGCCAAGAAGTTCGCCAACTTCGCGATCTCCGGCAAGGCCGCCGGTATCAGCAGCAACGGCATCAAGGAAGCCTTCACCCAGGCGTCCGAGATCATCGTCGGCATGCGGCTGACGGCGGAAGACGCAGACGGTGTGTTCCGCGCGTTCGTGCAGATCATGTCGAAGGCCCGAGTGCAGGCCGAAGAACTGCGCGGCCAGTTGGGCGACCGACTCCCTGGCGCTGTGGCGGCGTTCGCCAAGGCCAACGACCTCGCGCTTTCCGACCTCGACGAGTACCTCAAGAAGGGGCAGGGCAACGTCCAGTCCTTCCTGAACTTCCTCAAGGAGTACGCGGACACCGTGAAGGGGTCCGTCGAGGCAGGCTCGAAGACGCTCTTCGCGGACATCAACCGGCTCAAGACCGCGTACAACGACTTCCTCGTGCTCGTGGCGGAGAGCGGATCGTCCGAAGCCCTGCAGACGGCAGTGCGGCAACTGACCGACGCGCTCAAGGGTGAGCAGGGCGCGAAGTTTGCGCGCGACCTTGGCGACGCGTTCGCCACGGTGATCAAGGCGCTGCAGATCGTGATCACCTACTTCGACGAATTCGTGCTGGTGACCAAGTTGTTCATCGGCCTGCAAGTTGCCAAGGGGCTCTTCGGTATCGCCGTTGCGTTCGGGCAAGTCACGAAGAGCCTGATCACGTCTACGAAGTTTATGAAAGCGTTTACCGTCTCGACGGTAGCCGCCAACACGGCAGGTAAAGCCCTCACGCTCACGCAGCGAGGCTTGCTCCTTCTCTTGGGCCCGGTAGGCGTCGCCCTGGGTATCGCAGCCGGCGCGCTTCTGGGCCTTGCTCGCGCGGCGGACAAGGCCAACGAGCGGGCTGAGATTTTCCTCGACACGCTCAGCAAAGTGGAGAAAGCTTCGGACACCTTCGATCTCGACATCGCGGTCAGCGAAGCCGAGGCGCAACTCGAAGTGACGAACAAGTCGCTGCAGGACATGATCGCGCTTCGGGACCGCCTGACCAAAGGTAGCTTCGTCGACAAGAACCTCGTCGCGCCCGTCGAAGCGTTCGTGGACAACATCTACACGATGGAGATGGTCGAAGAGCGGATCACCGAAGAGAAGTCCAAGCAAGCGGCGCTGCAGAACACGATCAACGCTGCTGCGGCCAAGCGTGTACGCCTTTCGGAGCAAGAAGCAGAAGCCGAACGCAAGCGCGCAGAGGAAGACGCTGCGGCAGCGAAAGCGGCGGCAGGCAGTGGCAGCGGCACCGAAGACGAAGAGGACCCCGGCAAGGCCGCGCGTGACGCGGAAGCCGCGCGTAAGCGCGAAGAGTCCAGCGCCAACGCGCGGGCGAACGCTGCACGCGCGGTGCAGAAAGAACTGCTCGACCTGGATCAGCAGCTTTACGACGCACGCGTGCAGGGTGAAGCGCGAACGGCGGAAGAAGTCGACCGCAACTACAACCTGATGATCCGCAACATCGAGTCGCAGATCGCGGAGAAGCAACTTGAACTGGACCGCTTGGCGCAGAACTCCGCGACGGCGGGCGGCGGTACGGCGTCGGCGGCCGATCTCGCAGGCATCGCCGAAGCCCAGCAGAAGTTGGACTTGCTGCGGTCGGTGCTGAACCAGCGCGCGTACGAAACTTCTCTTCTGCAGGAAATGCAGATCGCCGAAAAGTCCGTCAATGACCTGATCGACGAACGCGATGCGAAGATCGCCGCGATCAACACGAAGCAGCAACTCGGCCTGCTGACGGAAGTCGAAGCGCGCCGCGAAGCGATGGCCGTGCAGGAGCAATACTCTGCGCGCATCGCCGAGAACATCGACGCGCTGATCGCACTGTTGGAGGCGCTGCCACCCGACATCTCCGCGCGCCTGGGTGTGCCGAAGCTGATCCTCGATCTGCAAAGCGCCAAGCTCGAAGCGACGACCCTCAAGTCCGAACTGTCGATGATCGGCGAGAAGCTGGGCGGCGAGTTCGCGTCCGGCGCGGCTGACGCCATCGTGCTTCTGGGGCAGGGCCTCGGCGATCTGATCCTGGGCGTCGGCAGTGTCGAGGACGCGTTCACCAACGCGCTCAACTCGTTCCGCTCGTTCCTGTCGAACTTCCTCGCGGGCATCGCGCAGGCGATTCTGCAGGCGATCATCCTGCAGGCGATAATGAACGCGATCAACGGCACTAAAGGTGGCTTCGGCGCTGCGGTGGCTGGTGCGCTGGGTGTCAAGAACCACGACGGCGGTATCGTCGGCCGCGACGGTGCCGTTGGCTGGTATCCGGCCGACGCCTGGAAGAACGCGAAGCGCCACCACGACGGCGGTGTTGCCGGCGTCAAGAGCAACGAAGTCGCGACGATTCTTGAGAAAGGAGAGGAAGTGCTCACCGAGAACGATCCGCGCCACGTCAACAACGGTGGCGGCGGTACGCCGGTCATCAAGCTCACCAACGTCAACACCTTCGACAAAAACGAGGTCGCGGGCATGGTGCTGCAGAGCGCCGCCTTCGGGCCTGCCGTGGTCAACGCGATCAGCAAGAACGCCACCGCCGTCAAGCAACGCCTCCGGAGCTAAAAGATGTCCTACGTGGAAGACGGTTTCGTGGTGTGGCCTCTGTTGCCGAACTGGAAGAACGGCGTGCGCGAGAGCCTGACGTGCAAGACCGAAGTGATCGGCGGTGGGCCGTCGCTGACGGGTGTTCGCCAGAAGCGCGCTCGCCGCACGTCGCCTCGCCGCGCGTTCGAGTTCACCGTCCACCCGCACGGTGCGGGCCGCCGCTTGATGGACAACATCGAGAACGACCGGGGCGCACGTGAGTACATGCTGCCGATCTGGCATGACCGCCAATCCCTCTCGGCGACGCTCGCTTCCGGGTCGACGGAGATTCCGTGCGACACCGTCAACCGGGACTTCGGCCAGTACGCCGTGCTGCGAAGCGGTGACCTCAACCAGTTCAACTTCGAGGTCGTCGAGATCACGAGCATCGCGGCGGACGAGATCACCCTCGGTGCGGCGACCGTGTCCACGTGGCCGAAAGGCACGCGCCTCTATCCGCTTCGTCGCGGTCGACTGCTGGTGTCGCCGTCCACCACGCTGCTCACGGATGACGTGGGTACGAAGCTCGTATCGTTCGAGATCAGCGAACCGTGTGACTGGGCCGCGCACACGTTCGCCGACGAGTACCTGGGCTATCCGGTGTGGGACGTGAAGCCGGACTGGTCTTCGACGCGCCCGCAATCTTTCGACCGCATCAACACTATCGTCGACAACGACACGTCTATCCCGGTGGTCTTCGATTTCCCTGATACCTCGTTCCGGATGACCAGCATCAAGTGGACGGCACGCAACCGTACCGACCACGCGTTGCAGCGTTCGGTCTTCTACGCTCTGCGCGGGAAGCAGCACTCGATCTGGGTGCCGTCGTACCTGCAGGACCTCAAGCTGGCCTCTACCCTGGGTTCTGGCAGCACGGCCATGACCGTGCAGTGGTGCGGCTATACGGTCTTCGGGAAGCACCAGGAAAGCCGCCGGGACCTCCGGATTGAGCTTTACGACGGAAGCGTCTACTATCGCCGCGTGACCGCCGAGGCGGAAGCCGGGGCGAACGAGGTACTGACGATCAACGCTTCCCTTGGAGTTGAGGTCGTGCCCTCGCAAGTAAAGCGGATCAGTTTCATGGTCTTGTCCGAGTTGGCTACCGACTCGGTGATGTTCGACCATCTTACTGACGCTGCCGGCGTGACCGTTGCCTCGTTCGCTTTTGAAGGTGTCGTAGCCCCACCCTGACGGAGTCTCCGCATGTCGTCGATTGATCGCAGCCAGAGTTGGGAAGACGGCGATCCGATCTTCTACTACGACTTCGTTCGCGGCACGACGCACTGGCGCTACAACTCTTCCGACCGACTTCGTGAGCGAGACGGTGACGGGCTCGACTGGCTCCCGGCTCCGATCTCCCACGGCGATCTGCAGCGCGGCATCGAGCGCAACAAGCTGACGCTCGAAGTGTCGGCCCCGGTCGACATCTCCGTGATGGACAACTGGCGGCCTTACCCGCCGACCGCGACCATCGGGTTGACGATCTACGAGTCGCACGACGGCGAGACAGATTCCATCGTCTGCTGGATCGGCCGCATCGTCGCTGCGCCGATCACGGCGTCCGAAGTCCTGTTCCAGGGCGAGCCCACGACGACCACGGCCGAGAGGTCCGGACTGGCTCAATGCTGGCAGCGCGGTTGCCCGCACGTCCTCTACAAACAGGGCGACGGTCTGTGCAACGCGGACAAGGACAGCAAGAAGGTCGAGGGCGAGATCACGGCGCAGTCCGGTCGCAACATCACCGTGGCCGAGTTCAGCGTCTACGCAACCGGCAGCAAGCTTGCAGGCGGCTACGTCGAGTGGATGACCGCCGAAGGTTGGCTGGACCGCCGCACCATCGTCTCGCAGTCCGGAACGACCGTGACGCTGTTCTACGGCGCGACGTTCCCACCGGGCGTGGTGGTCACCGCGTACCCCGGTTGCCGTCACGACGCGACAGACTGTGACGAGTTCCACGACAATCTCCCGAACTACGGCGGTGATCTCTACTCGCCGGAGCGGTCCCCCTTCAACGGCAACCCGGTCTTCTGAGGACACGTCATGGTCTGGCCCGTATGGCTCGTGCAAGCACTCTGGGCGGTCGCGCTCTCCGTCGTCTCGTCTCTGCTCGCGCCGCGCCCTGGCGGCGAAGGTGCGAAGCCCCAGGAGGGCCGTGTGCCCGAGGCGGCCGACGGCACGATCATCCGAAAGATTTACGGGACGGTCTGGGTGCCCGATTCGCAGGTCCTCGCGTGGAAGCCGTTGCCCCCTGTGCCGATCCGGAAGGGGGGCAAGAAGTGATCATCACCATGCAACACGTGCGCAAGACTACCGGCTTCTCGCGCCGCGTCGGCCTGTGCGCTCGCGGTACGCGCGCCTGGTTCAAGAAGTACAACCTGGACTACTCCGACTTCCTCAAGAACGGCATCGACGAAGAAGTGCTGCTGTCGACCGGGGATGCGTTTGCCGTTGCAGTCGTGGAGCAAGCGCATGGGAAGCTCTAAGAAAGTAACCGTAAGCTACTGGTACAAGCTTGTCGCGCACTTCGGATTCGCGAAGGGCCCGGTCGACGCGATGCTCGAATGGCGAGGCGGAGACCGCGTAATCTGGAAAGGCGTGCAGGAGACTAGCGGGATCATCTCCGTCAACAAGCCCGATCTCTATGGCGGCGAAAGCGCGGAAGGCGGCGTCGTCGGTGACTTCGAGCTTTTGATGGGCGAGCAGACCCAGATGCCGAGCAGCTATCTCGCCGGCATCTTCGGCGCGCTGCAGTCGGCCAATCGCGGCAAGCTCACTGGCATCCTGCGCGGCGCGAAGATCGGCGCGGGAAACCCGTACCCGAAAGCGATGTCGTGGAAGTTCCGTCGCATCCTGAAAGGTTGGGACGATGACGTGTGTTGGTATCCCGAGAAGGCGGCGATCACGCTGAGCGGAACGCCTGGTGACGACAGCCTTTACATCGGCCAGAACGGTGGCGCAAACGGTGGTGCGTCTGTCCCGTCGTTGCAGGAATACGACAACTCGTTCTTCGTCTTCGACTGGGGAGACTTCGACGGCCACCCGTTCTTGCTGTTCGTCACTCTGCCGCTGCCCGAGACGTACGAAGACTCCACCTATCCGCGCCGCCACATCTTCTCGGTCGACGGAGCCCCCGTGTGGGACTCCGGCTGGTACGGTCTTCCGGCCGACCAGTCGGCGCTAGATGCGCTGCTCTTCGCACTGGGGCGGTCCGACCTGATCGGCCCCATCTTCGATGGGCTTCCGTCGCAGACGTATGATCGAGGCACCAGCGAGCCGGCGGTCACCACGAAGTGCTACGTCGCCATGATCGACGATGCACGGCCTAACACGTTTACCTGCACGGCTGAACTCCGTACGGCGGGTACGCTGTCGAACGAACTGATCGGCATCAATCCGGCGCACATCCTTTACGACTCGATCACGTCGCGCAAAGAGAACGGCGGCATGGGCGAACCCGTCGGTCGGATCAACGAGGCCAGCTTCGAGGCAGCGGCGGACCAGGCGTACAGCGAAGGCTTCGGACTCTGCACCACCTGGCGCGGCGGAGAGAGTGCAGAGCAGTTCCAGCAACGCATCTGCAACGTCGTCGGTTGGAACGTGTCGCAGGACGTGCTCGATGGCGAGTATTACATCGACATGCTGCGCGGCGACTACATACTCGACGACCTCCCGATCATCACCGATGATGACATCTACGAGTTCAGGGCCGAGGCTAACGACCTTACCGGCGCGATCAATCACCTGTCGGTGGCCTGGTACGACCCGGAGAAGGTTGAGTCTCGCGTCACCACGCCTGTACAGTCCCTCGGGGCTATCGAGAGCGCGGGCGGCGTCATCCCCGAAGTGCGCGAATACTACGAGATTCCGTACGAGCCGTTGGCCCTGCGCGTGGCCGACCGCGACTTGCGTGCGGGGGCGTCCCCTTACTGGCGGTTCCAAATTCTCGCCAATCGACGCGCGCTGTCGCTGCGTCGCCCCGGTCGCTACTTCCGGTTGATGGCACCCAAGCGCGGATTCGCGGACATGGTGTGCATCGTCAGCGAGATCAACTTCGGCAACTTCGCCAATGGCGCGATCCAGATCAGCGCGATGCAGGACGTGATCTCGCTTGCCGACGCCGTCTTCGTCACGCCGCAAGACAGCCTGGATGATCCGCCGAACGGCGGGGCTATCGCGTCGCCGGAGACCATCGCCATCGAGTCCCCGTACGTGGAGTTGGCGTCGGCGCTTTCGTCTGCGGACCGTGATGCGCTTACCGAAGATTCGGCGTACCTGCAAGTCGGTGCCGTGCGCCCTGCCGGCAGCATCAACTACGGCTTGGCAACGGCTATCTCGGGCAACCCCTTCGAGGTCTCAGGCAACGCCGACTGGACGCCTTCTGCTCTACTGGCGGCGTCGCCCCTGTTCGACGTGCCGGAGACCGTGATCGCGTACACCAATGGTGTCCAGCTTGAGAACGTGGTCTTGGGCACCTGGGCGCTCTGGGGCGACGAGATCGTTCGCGTCGATGCCATCGACACCGACGCGGATACGATGACGCTGGCTCGCGGCTGCGGCGACACCACGCCGAAAGACCATGCGGACGGTGAGCGCATTTGGTTCATCGGCGACTGGTACGGCACCGACAACAAAGAGTATGCGACCGGCGAAGAAATCCAAGCCAAGGCGCTCACTCGCACAGGCGCGGATCAGCTTGCCGAGGCTTCGGCCCCGACCGTACTGGTGGAGATGGACTCGCGGCAAGCGCGGCCGTACCCGCCGGGCAAGCTGCGCATCACCGACGCCGTCGACACCGACGCCGCTTATCCGGCCAGCGCGCAGGGCGAACTTACCGTGACCTGGGCGCACCGCGACCGCTTGCTGCAGGCAGACCAGTTGGTCCCCGAAGGTGACAGCGACGTTGGCCCGGAAGATGGGACCGTCTACAACCTGCGATACTACCTCGACGACGTTTTCGAGGCCGAAGAACTCGGCATCGTCGGCACGTCGGGGACACCATTCACGTTGGGCGGCGATGGCGTCGCAAGAGTCGAAGTAGAAAGCGAACGCGACGGCCTGCTTAGCTGGCAAGCGGCCGTGGCGGAATTCAACTACGTGGTAGAACCTCACGACACCCGCATCGTCGTTGGCGGCAATCGCCGCATCGTCGTTGGCGGTAACACTCGCGCTACCAAGGATTAAAAGTCATGGCTGACGATCTGATTTCCGACCTCACCGACGCAGCGGCGCTCGACGACACAGACTTGATGGAGGTCGAGCAGGGTACGACGCCGACCAACACGAGTGGCAAGATCACGCTGTTGCTGCTGCGGTTCTTCGCGCTGCTGTACCGAATCAACGTGCAGACTGGCACGAGTTACACGCTCTCGCTGTCAGACGCGTTCAAGATGGTGGCCATGAACAACGGCAGCGCCAACATGGTCACCATCCCGAAGAACGCCACCACGGCGCTTCCCGTCGGCTACCGTGTCGACCTGGCGCAGTTCGGCGCAGGGCAGACGAGCATCGCGCCGGAAGACGGCGCGGTCTCGATCCGTTACCCGGCGACCGACACCCTCGGGCTGGCGGAGCAGTACGCCGCGTGTTCCCTGCTGCAGGTCGCGGCGGACGAATGGCTGCTCGTTGGCCGCATGGAGCCTGCGCCGTGATCCCGCTGGGCATGTTCGCAGGAGTAGGTGTCGTGGCCCCCGGTCCGGGGCCCGGAGGCTCGTACGCGTATTGGAGCCCGACCGACAAGCCGGCAGGCATCACGCTGTCCGACTCTGACAAGGTAGCTACGGGCACCGGAGTCGCGGTCGCGCCTCTGCGGTCGATCACGGCGCGCGCACGAGGCAAGTGGTACGTCGAGTTCGTCATCGAGAATTTCGTCAACAGCCTGGGTGTCGGATTCGCATCGCGAGTCGCGGCCATCGCGCCGTACCTTGGCGCAGGTATGTATAGTTTCTCGTTGTTCGGAAACTACAGCAGTCAAGTGCGCGCGTTCCACCTAGGGTCCGCGATTAACTCTTGGACCCCGCCGACTCCCTACACGACCGGCGATGTCGTTGGTATGCACATCGACTACGACGCCGGCAAGGCGTGGTTCGCTAAGAACGGCACGGCGATCTCCGGCGATCCGGCAGCAGGAACAGGAGCCATGATCACCTTCTCGCCAAACATCCCGATGTGTCTTGCTGCGAACCCTTACGGCAATTCTGCTTCGGGAGGCGCTGTCCGCCTGCGGACGGACCCGGCGGAGCATGACTACTCGGCGGCATCGGGATTCACTGCCGGCTTCCCCGAGATAGACCCGGACGTTCAGGTGCTCGACCCGTACTACTGCACGCTGGCGTGCTACTACCCCGCTGACAACGCGGTCGAGTCGTTCGCCAGTATCGGCAACTACGCAAACGCCCGCGCCCTCAAGCCTTGTGCCGGGCTGTGCTACTTCTCCATGTCCGTAGACTGGAATGGTTCGGGATCGGTCGCGGGCGCGGGCGTCGCCGACGAGACCTCCGATCTCCGCAACAGCAACAACTACCCTGGCTACGACAACATGGGTGTCGAAGTTGGTTGCCCCAACGGTTCTATGTTCCACAATGCCGGAAGCGTCGGCACGCTTCCGGGCACGATCACCAACGACCCGGTCAACATCGAGTTCGCGGTCGATGTGAGCACGCGCAAGGTCTGGATTCGCCAGAATGGGCAGGCGTGGGCGGGTGGCGGTGATCCGGCCGCAGGCACTAGCCCGACGGTCACTCTCAGCGGCTCCGGAGCGATATACCCGGTGGGTTGGATTTCCACCAGTGGGCCATCTGGTCGTCAAGTTGCGCTGCACGTAGATGCCGGCAGCACCACGGGTACGCCGCCGTCAGGTTTCACCGCTGCTAACTGGGCCTGACAGGAGCCCTCAATGCCCAACGACTCCGAAAACAAAGGAAGGCGAGTGACCGACAAGACAGTGAACGATCTTTCCGCACAGGCAGTACGCATGGCGGAATTGAGCGGTCGGCAAGACGTGCTCGCGCTGCAGATCACCAACGGTCTGCAGGGCATGCGCACGGCCATCGAGGGGACGCAGTCCGAAGTCCACCGTGTGATGAACGCGGTCGAACGACTGGCGGCTTTCCAGGCGGACCATGCACAGAACAAAGAGACCCTGGACGTGATGCGTCGGCAGATAGACACGGTTAGCCTCCGCATGGAGCAACTGTTCAAGGACTTCGCGAAAGACCAGGACCGCAAGTGGGACGTTTTCACGACGGACCGTGACGCGCGCTGGCGGGAGCACGAGGCTGACAACGAGAACACCACTCGTGACCTCCGCAAGGACATCAGCAACATCAAGGATGTCGAAGTCCGCCGTCTGCGCGAGAAGCTGATCCGCTGGACCGGATGGGGCGCGGGCGTCGGCGTGCTCGCGGCGATGATCGGCACCGGGTTCCTGTACCACCTGAACTACCGCTTCAACGACAACGAGAAAGACACCAAGAGTCTCGAAGTCCAGACCGCAAGCCACGCGCGCGAACTGGCCGAGATCAGGCTCTACCTGGCACGCGGCGGTCGCCTGCCGGCTCCTTCCAATTCCGACAAAAGGAACGACGATGTCGACGGAAAAAGCGAATCCCCAAACTGATCTTCCGCTTCGCGTTCGCGCGTGGGAGTTCTGGCGCAGCAACCAGGTGTGGCTGCTGCAACTGCCGCTGATCGTGATGGCGATGTTCGTCGTCTACGTCACGCTCAAGGCGCTGGACTCTCGCATCGGCGTGGAAGGCTTCGGTGACCTCTTCGGCTACATGCTCAACCTCGTACGCGCGTTCCTGATCGTCGCGTTCTCGTGGTGGTTCAAGAAGCGGGCGCTGTTCGACATCCACTCGCGGACCGAACTGGACCTCTTCATCGCGGCCAAGGGGGGAGACCGTCACGCCTTCTGGCTCCGGGCCTTCGACAGGATCGAGTGGGCCGTGATCCTGGCCTTCGTCACCTACTGGCTGACCCGATGAAGCGCCTGGCGTGGTTCCTCGGGATCGCGCTGGCCCTCACGGGCTGCGAGCGGCCGGCGGCCATCCCGCCGGTCGATCAGCCGGCGGTCGGGGCCCCCGCCGATCTCCCGGCCCTGGCCCCGGTCTCGGTCGAGGAAGCGGTCACGGCGGCCCAGCCCCTCCCTCAGGCGGTCGAGCAGGCGGCCGTAATCGTGGCAGAACCGCTTGCGGCTGCGCAGGCGGCCGTATCGGCGGTGATAGCTCCGGTGGCCGCGCCCCCGCCGTCGATAGCTCCGGTGGCCGCGCCCCCGCCGTCGATAGAGCCGTGGATGCCCATTGCGGCGGCCCTGATCGTCCGGTGGGAGATCAGCAGCCCGGCCTACTACGAGAAGCGGCTCAAGGCCCCCATCTGGCCCAAGGGCGCGTCCGGGGTGACCTGGTGCGTCGGGTATGACGGCGGGCACCAGACGCGGGCTGTGATCGTGGACGACTGGGCCAGCCACCCTCACGTGGACCGCCTGGCGGGCACCGCCGGAGTCCGCGGCGCGGCGGCTGGCAAGCTGATCCCCGGCCTGCAGGACGTGACAACGCCCTACGACGACTGCCTCGTGGTCTTCGAGACCCGGACGCTGCTCTACTACGACCGCTTGGCCGCCCGCGCCTTCGGCCCCGGCTATCTGCTTCTCAATAAGTACGTCAGAGCGGCGCTCGTGTCCCTGGTCTACAATCGGGGCGCGTCGATGGTCGGTGACTCTCGGCGAGAGATGAAGGAGATCAAGGACGAGTGCATCAACCTGTATAACCCTGGCCCGTGTGTCGCGGCTAAGCTTCGCGCGATGGTGCGCCTCTGGCGCGGCACGGTGAATGAACGCGGATTGGCCGCACGTCGTGAAGCGGAAGCTCTCACGGCCGAAATGCAATAGGAGGCGACATGGCTGTGCTTGCATGGTTGTTCAACACGAAACTCGGTCAGGCGCTTGTCGCGCTGATCATCATCGCCGCGTGCTGGTGGGCGTTCTCGTCCCACTACACGGGCGTCGGCTACGATCTCTGCCAGCAGGAGCACCGAGACGCGGTCGCCGAGGCGAACGTGGAGCAATCCAAAGAGAACGAAGAACTCAACAAAGCAGCATCGGACATCGCCAAAGCAGCAGCCGACGCCGCTACTCGAATCAACGACGAATCGGATGCCGAATCCGAAAAAACTACCGAGGTAATTCGCTATGTTTACCGTGACCGCCCGACGAGTGCTCCCGTTTCTTTTGGTTCTTGTGCTCACCCTCTCGACCAGCGCGTGCAGCAGCAACTCGACGAAGCCGTCAATCGAGCGAACGATTAGCGAAGTGCGGTGCAAGCAGCCGCACGACGCCAAGCTTCCGCCGTTGCCGCGCGCCGACGAGTGGGTGACCTGTTACCCGCCCCTTCCGGGCGCGATCGACAAAAAGGAAGCCTGCGTTCCGAGCGAGAAGAACACGCTCTGGGTGGAGGCGGCGGCGGTCGTCGTGGACAAGCTGCGCGGCTGGCGAGAGGTCGAGCACACGTGCTTGGACGACGCCGAGAAGAAAGGGCTGATCCAACAGTAACCACATACGAGGACACGCATCGTGAGCGCAACCGCATTGAGAGTAAAACCCGGAGACGACATCCCCTGGCTGGGTGTGATCAGCGGCACCGGGATCACCGACTTCACCGACTACGTCCTGACCGCGCAGGTTCGTCTCTACAACGAGGCGACCAAGGAGTACGGCCCGTCCCTGGGCGAAGCAGACATCCTCTGGACGGACGCAACCGAGGGCGCGTTCTCCCTGAAATTCGACGCGGCCACCACTGCCAACTGGCCTGTGAACGAAGGCTTGGCGATGGACATCCGCATCGAGACTCCGACGGGCGAACTGTTCCGCACGGAGACCTTCGGCTTCCGCACGGTGCCCGGCGTCACGGAGGACTGAGATGATCACTCTCTCCGCCAAGTTGTTCACTGTCCGGCTGACGACCTCTGCCGGCGTCGTGATACTCAACAAGGACCCGTCGCCGCAATTTCGTGTACTGCTCTCTCCGGCGATCAAAGGCGATCAAGGCGACGCAGGCGCGGACGGCGAGGACGGCGTGGATGGGCTCAGCGCCTACCAGATCGCGGTCAACAACGGCTTCGTCGGCAGTGAGGCGGCGTGGCTTTTGTCGCTCAAAGG